CCGAGCGCAGCCCGAGCGGCTCTACGGCCGGGAGGTGGCCTGATGGACCCGATCGTCCAGAACATGATTGACGAGGCCCTCGCAGGCGGCCCGATCAACATCAACTCTCGAGCTACCGACCCGGAAGTGGTCCGGGACATGATCGAGCGAAGCGGCCTCGACCGACGCGGCCTCATGCGGCCCGGCGCCGACCGACGAAAGGCGGACCAGTGAGCATCACCGTACGAGCGATCATCGCAGTGAGCGACACCGACGGAGAGGCCTGCGTGGTGGGCTGGAATGTCCCCGGCGAGCTGACCCCGGGTGAATGGGAGACCATCCGCGAGGCGGCCGAGGCCGACGCGGTCGAGACGGGATTCCTCGTCGAGCGGCTCCTGCAGGTCGATATCGCGGTTCCGCCGCCCTCGAAGGCGACCGTCATGCGGATCGAGGACGAAGACTGATTTTCCCCTTGCACCCTCACACGGCCTCACATACCATGCGGCCCCATACCAAAGGAACAAACCAACATGAAGACTTTTTTCACCATTCTCTTCGGACTCGCCTTCAGCGCTGTCAGCATCGTCTTCAGCCTGTACGTCACCGGGTTCATCTTCGCGCTCTCGATGTTCACCTTCAACTTCGTCAACAGGGCCATCTTCGGCCTCTAGGAGCCTTCGTGTTCGAGATCTTCGCCGCACTCTTCGACCAGACCCTGCTGACGCTGAAGCTTACGCCGAGCAGCCCGCTGACCAGCCTCAAGGTCACGGCCTACGCAGTCATCAACACGACCATCCGAGCGGCCGTCGCCCTCGGATTCACCTACGGCGCGATCCGCGTCGTAATCACCGCCGTCTCGCACGGCTCTTTCTAGGAGACCCACATGCCCGAAACGAAGAAGACCCGCCGCAACCGAGACTGGAGCCACGAGTTGGCCACGTTCGAGGCGGCCAACTACAAGACCCGCACGTTCCACCTCTCGTCCCCGGGCGTCGCCCAGGTGACCCGGGTGCGGATCCTGAACGCGTTCGACACGAACGTCGCGATCCGCACGAAGGGCGCGGACCTGATTTTCGAGAAGTAGTCCGAACCGGACGGGAGGTCGCATGAAGGAAGAACAGCTACTGGAGCTGGCCGAGCGCGCGATCGTGCTGCTCGCCGAACGCCCCGACGAGAAAGCCGTCTTTGTGGTCTACCCTGAAGACCGCAACGACTGGCGCCGAGCGGGCCCCCTGGAGCGGCCTTTCTATACCATGAAGGTCGAGCGACCTCCCGTCTACGTCGGGTTCAGCCCATACTTCATCCACCAGCTGCATCGCTTCAACGTCTACGAGCAGCTGATCCACCAGGCGGCCCACATCGCCGGCGAGATTGCGAGATACGATGCCCGATAGACTCGAAGAGAAGAGCGACGAGAACCTCGTCAAGATCCTGCGAAGCAGCGTCGAGCATGCGAACACCTGCCTCCGGCTGCTAGCGGAGCGCGGTATCACGGTCGATGTCGACGCGCGCGACGAGGAGAGACGAGACAACGTCGGTGGCCCTCTCAACATCCTGCTGGAGCCCGCCCGGTTCCGCCTGGGCCCGATCGAACGAAGGGAGCGACTGTGAAGGGAAACGAAACGATCGAGAGGCTGAACAAATGAGCAAGCGACGATTCATGATCGACATCGAAGCGGCCGGGAAGATGCCCGGCGGCGTGATCCTCTCGATCGGCTGGTGTCGGTTCAGCCCAGAGGACGGAGCGGTGCTCGCCGAGTCCGGCGAGGTCCGGCTCGAGATCCAGCCCCAGCTCGATGCAGGCCTGCGCGTGGACGGCGATACCCTGGACTGGTGGCTGCGCCAAACGGCCCTCCCCTGGGCCCCGGATACGGTCGCGCAGCCACCCAAAGCGGCCCTCGTGACCCTCCTGGCGTCGATCGCCAGGGCCGAGCAGATCTGGGCCAAGCCCCCGCAGTACGATCTGACGGGGATCCGAGCGGCCTGCGCGGCCTTCGGCATCGACGAGCCGTGGCACTTTCGGAAGGAGCGCTGTTTCCGTACACTGAGGGCTGAAGCCCCCAGGGATCTCCTCATGGAGCCCCTGCGAGAGGGCGTGAAGCACGGCGCGCTCGTCGATGCGGTCCACCAGGCCCGCGAGGCGGCCGTCATCATGAAGGCCCGGAGCGGCTCGTGAGGACGCAGTGGAACGACCGATGGAGTGGACTGGCTTCCCGAAGTACCGGGATGCCAAGCGGCAATTCGAACGCAGATACACGGAAGATTGCCTGCGCCACACCGGCGGAAACGTGACCGAAGCGGCCCGGATATCGGGGAAGGACCGGAAGGGGTTCTACGATCTGATGCGGCGCGCCGGCATCAACCCAGGAGACTTCAGGTGAGGATCATCGGATTTCTTGCTACCGCGGCCGCAATATTCGTGGTAGGGTTCCTAACGGGCGGATACTTGATCGCCCGCATAGCATACATCGCAGGTGCTCAGGCGGCCTTCGAACACTGCGAGCCATACGAGATGAAGATTGAAGCATCGACGACAGAATCCTACGACGGCCATTTCCGCTTCTGATCAGTTCGACTCCGAGCGGCCCTGTTATTTCCTGCTGGGGTGGTGCTCTACCGATCTGGCGGAGGCAGGCGGCTACTGGAGCCTGATTACCAATCAGCCGCTGACCTTTAGCGAGTGCTCGCGAGTCCACGACATAGGCATGGAGCCATACGAGAAGTTCCTGACCGTGTCCAAGGCCGAGATCGACGTGCTAGGCATTCCTCATGACTACGAGGCGTCGGCCTACTTCGACCTGGATCGGCAGCGAGAGGTTTCACTCCGCTCGAATAGCGGAAAACGGGAGAACAAACAGAATGGGTAAGACGACGTACGTGGACATTGGCAAGGTTTCGATCGAGCGGGTCACCGCGAAGGCGGTTCTCGTGAAGCGCGGCGACAAGGACCACTGGATCCCGCTGTCGCAGCTCGAAAGCGACACGGCCACCCGGGTACTCGCCAAGGCGGAGACCCTGGACAAGTGCGAGGTCGCGGACTGGTTCGTGGAGAAGGAGATCGACGGGTGAGCGCGGAGGTTGCAGAAATCTGGGCCGACGCGGCCATTTGGTGCGCCTTCTGGTTCGCCGTCGCAATGGCGGCCAAGTCATGAGCGCCCCCTGGCCTGTCCGCTGGCTCGAGACCGCGAAGCACTTCGCCTCCTGGTCGAAGGACGAGTCGAGCAAGGTCGGAGCGGTGATCGTGGGCGACCGCCAGCGGCTGCTCTCGATCGGCTACAACGGCCTGCCCACCGGGATGAACGACTGCCCTGTCGATCACCCCGAGCGGCACGAGCGGCCGGAGAAGTACTACTGGTACGAACACGCCGAGCGGAACGCGGTCTACAGCGCGGCCTTCCACGGCATCTCGCTGCGCGGCTCGACCATGTACTGCACGGCTGGCTGCTGCCCCGACTGCGCACGGGCGATCGTCCAGAGCGGGATCCGGCAGTTCTACTACTACGTGGACTCCCCGTTCGCGACGCGCGACGACTGGCTCGACCGGTTCCGTCGCTCGCGGGAGATCCTCATCGAAGGCGGCGTCCTGACCATCGCCGCGCAGGGGTACGAAGATGAGCAGTGACTACACGTTCGACCCGGACAACCTCGTGACGCTGCCCGCCAGCGACGTTCACGGAGAGCCGGAGTTCATCGTCGAGGGATGCACCGGATGCAACCTGGCGTTCGAGAAGGGCGAGACGTTCAACACCTTCCTCAATCACAGCCGAGGCTGGCAGGCGCTCTGCGAGGTCTGCTACAACATCTTCGAGCCTAACAAGCACGAGAACGCGAACGCCACGATCATGACGCGGCTGATTCTGCGGGAGATCCGAAAGCATGGGCAAAGCTGAACAGAACTACCTCGACCTGCTCCACGACGTGATGCTCAACGGCGCGCGAAGTGAGAACCGGACCGACACGCCCACGCGGAAGGTCTTCGGGCGCTTCTGGGAGTGCGAGGACGTCGTCGAAGACTTCCCGCTGCTCACGACGAAGCGGATTCACACGAAGTCGGTGATCGCCGAGCTGATCTGGTTCCTCAGCGGTTCGACGAACAACTTCGATCTGCGCGCGATGGGCTGCACGATCTGGGACGAGTGGGCTGACGAGGACGGCTCCCTGGGCCCGATCTACGGCGAGCAGTGGCGCAACTGGCACGCCTGCGACGGCCTGGGCAACGTCGACCAGATCCAGCAGACGGTGAACTTGCTGCGCGACGACCCGAACAGCCGCCGCATCCTGGTGTCGGCCTGGAACGTCGCCGCCCTGGGGCACATGAAGCTGAACCCCTGCCACGACTCGTTCCAGCTGCAGGTCTGCAACGGCGAGCTGAATATGATGGTCCGCATGCGATCGATCGACATCTTCCTCGGGATGCCGTTCAACATCTCGAGCTATGCGTTCCTGCTCATGATGTTCGCTCACGTCACCGGCTACCGGCCGAAGCGCCTCGTCTTCGCCCTGGGCGACCTGCACATCTACGAGAGTCACATGGAGCAGGGCCGGATCCAGCTGAGTCGAACGCCCAGGCCGGCACCCCGGGTACACCTGGCGGACGAGGTCTCCTCGATCTTCGACTTCCGACCGGAACACGTCGAAATCAGGTCATATGACCCATACCCTGGGTTGAAGGCCGACGTCGCGGTGTAACTGGGTAGACCAGGACAGTCCTGGACAACCCCAGCACTACAAAGGAAACTAACATGCGTGGATTTATTTGTGCCCTCTTCATCATTGGCCTGCTGCTGACGGCACAGGCTCACACGGCCAGCGCCCAGACCCTGGACATCGGTCTCTGCTACACGGACGCCTTTCAGGCCCAGTTCGCTGCCTTCGACTCGCCCTCCGCAGCCGAGTTCGATCCGCCGTCGAGCCGAGTGGGGATCATGCCCAACGTGGCGGCTCTCTTCACGGACGGCTCCTGCTTCCTGATGGAGTTCACCATCGGATCGTTCGCTCCGAACGACTTCGGTGGCGATCAGAACATCCTCTACACGGGGGACCTCGATGGGGCCATCGTCTTCGAGGGGGAGATCTACGCCCCGTCCCCGTTCAACGAGGTCCGATCCGGCGATCAGGCCCTGTGCGAGCCGAATTGCCCGATCTCGGACCCGCCCGGAGGTGGTATCGCCCTCTGGCAGCCGGTGACCCCCGTCGGAGAGTTCGTCGAGGTCATTGGGGCTGAGGCCACCATCGTCGTGGACGACGTTCGCCTCTCGGCTCCGCTGATCCTCTTCGACGTGGATGCCGGGGCCTACCCGTTCGGCGATCCGAATCCCACCTACGCGGACCTGCTCAACTCGGACAACGTCTACGTGAAGTTCGGGGCAGACGAGGTGATCCCCACCGGCACGGACCAGTTCGTGGCGCTCCAGGTGAACACACTTTCCGTTCCCGAGCCGGCGATGGCGTCCGGTCTTGTCGCCGGGATCCTCGCCCTGGTGCTCCTGGGCGCGGGTGCCGCTCGCGCGAACGACGAGAAGGTGATGGAGGATCTTCGTGACGACCTTCAGGTTTGCGAGGACACGTCCTACACCGACGAAGCGCTGCGCGAGTGCGAGCGCGAAGTGGTCGCGGAGGCTGTGAAGCGACTCGAGAAGTAAGCGGTGGGTCCGGCGGTCAGGAATAGTTAGTCACCTTCCTGACCGCCGGTGCCACACACCAGGACAAACAACCAAGAGGGCCATAATGTCCATCTATTTCTGCAACGAAGACGCCATCGACCTCGACGTGATCCGCACGATGGGCGTGTCCGTGAAGAACGGCGACAGCCCGATCGGCTACTTCGGCACGGGCCTGAAGTTCGCGATCGCCACGCTGCTTCGCTTCGGTCAGACGATCAAGCTGACCCGCGACGGTCAGAACCACCTGATCACCGCCGAGACGAAGAAGATCCGCGGCGAGGAGTTCGACGTCGTCACGCTCGACGGCGAGCACCTGGGCTTCACAACGCAACTCGGACGCAACTGGGAGGTCTGGCAGGCCTACCGGGAGATCTTCTCCAACTGCATGGACGAGAAGGGCGAGATCGCAACGGAGATGCCCGAGGGCGAGTGGGGGACCGTGATCGAGATCGACGGCGACCTCTGCCACGCGGCGCATGACATCCGCTTCACGATCTTCCTCAACTCCCCGGTCATCAAGCACGTCATCGGCCTCGCGTCGCTTCACCAGGGGGGCAGCCCGTACGCCTTCTATCGTGGCATCCGAGCCCACACGCACGAGTACCCGTCGATCTTCACCTGGAACCTGATCGACAGCGTCGCACTCACGGAGGACCGCACGCTCGCGTCGCCGTACTACCTGAACCGTGCGGTCACGGAGCTGATCCTGGGGCTCGACGACGAGGACCTCTTGGAGCAGCTGCTGCTCGCCGATCGGACGACCTACGAGGGCAACCTCAATTACGAGATCGTCGCCGTGGAGCCCAGCGAGGCGTTCATGCGCGTCTGCAGCAAGCACCGGACGAACCTGCACCTCAACGGGACGGCCGGCTCGCTCTGGCGCTCGAAGCAGAGCTACACGGTTCTCTACGAGCCAGTGGAGCTGAGCCCGCTGAACGAGGCCGAGATCGACGAGGCGATCGGGCTGCTGCGGATTCTCGACTGCCCGCTGACGCGTGACGAGTTCATCGTCGTCGACAGCCTGGGCGGCGCCTTCTACGGCGTCTTTCGAGAGGGCTTCATCCTGATCGACCGGAAGACCCTGGAGAAGGGCCCCCGGTTCATCGCCAGCACGCTCTACGAGGAGTGGATTCACAAGTCCCATGGTCTGCGTGACTGCACCCGCGAGCTGCAGAACATGCTCTTCGACAAGCTGCTCTTCTTCGTCGACCGGACGCGACGGGCGGAACAGCCATGAGCTGCGGCGACTGCAAGCACGTCCGGACGGTCCTGCACGCCCCGTTCGTGCCCGAGACCGTGAAGGTCACGTTCCACTGGCGCCCGCCGTTCATCCGGCGCGAGGTGATCACCCACGATCGGATCCGCATGGACTGGTGCCATCGCTATCCGAAGTCGGTGCTCGCGAAGCACAAGTGCGGAGAGTACGAGCCGATGGAGGCGAACTTATGAGGATCCTCGTCTGTGGCAGCCGCGGCGCCAGCACGTCCTTCGTGGTCGATCGCTTGGACCACCTGCTAGGCCAGGTGTACAGGGGCACGAAGACGATCATCCACGGCGCAGCCCGGGGCGCCGACACCGGCGCTGGCATGCTCGCCCGCCACCTGGGCCTCTTCGAGGAGTCCTACCCGGCTGCCTGGGAGCGCGACGGGAAGGCCGCCGGCCCGATCCGGAACCAGCGCATGCTGGACGAAGGCGATCCCGACCGCGTCATCGCGTTCTGGGACGGGAAGTCGAAGGGCACGCTGGACATGATCTCGCGAGCGACCGCCGCGGGAATCCAGGTCTGGATCGAACCGCTCCAGAGCCAAGAGCCGGCGCAGGGGGAGCTGGGGCTATGAAGTCTTGCTGCGCCGAGCGCCTGCGTTACGGGATCGTCGCCGTCGAGAACAAAGCTGACGCATGCAACCTCTGCATGGGCCTCTGGTGGCTCGACCGCGGACAGACGGAGCTGCGCACCGGGTTCCCGGTGAAGGCCTATGAGGCGCTCGCTGAGGCACGCAAGCGCCTGGAGAACTACACCAAATGCCGAACGGAGAACTGCCTACGATGAAAGGTCTCGAGCCGGCGATCCACGCGTTCCTGGAAGCCTGGGACGACCCGGACGTCATCTACGACAGCTACGAGGTGTTCGTGGCACCGATCCGCGAGGCGATCGAGCACTACGACGAGCCCGAATACCAGTGCCCGCTCTGCGGCCAGGCGAAGGCCCAGCCGGCGACGGAGATTCTGCGTGCGATCAAGTCGTGCGAGGTCTGGTCGGCCGACGGCACGAGCTGGACCTTCCTCAACTCCAGCTACGAAGGTGACTTGGAGGCGATGCTGGAGGACATGCTCAAGGTCATCCGAGGAGAGGTCACCTGATTTTTTCTTCTAAAAGTTCGTCACCTTCCTGTACCCCCGGATACATACCGTCAGAGGTTAGGTTGATATGCTGAAGCACATGGTCACGTCCCCCATTCTCTACGCGACTCCGTTCGTCGGTCGGGATCAACCCCACAAGACCCAGGAAGGGAAGCTCTGGCTCTCGTGCGCGGAGTACGGGTTCTCGTTCTGCTGCGCTGAGATCGACGAGTCGTTCGGTCCGATCCAGCACGGCGAGATCGTCCGCATTGAGGTCCGGCTGAACGAGTTCCTGGGCTCGAAGCCCTTCCCCTACGACGAGGCTGGACGGATCTCCGAGCTGGCGGACCGGATGCTGAGCGAGATGTTCGGGCACGAGTATGGCACCTCGGAGTGGGAAGAGAGCTTCATCGAGGCATGCGGCCTTGACGAAGACGCGATCGAAAGCAGCCTGGGGTCCACTCTCCCAGGCGACCTTTACTACTGCGTGAGGCGGGTATGAGGTTCGAGCTAGTCGAGAAGACCGAGGCTCTCAGGGGGGAACACGGTGACGACGAAGCGCGTGGAGATGGCGATTCGGGAAGCGACGACTAGTCCAGTTGCTGGGCGTCGATACGTGCGCGTCACCGTCAGTAAGCCGTTCATGACGACTACTCGGGTGGTGCTTTCGCTGATCGCAGACGACCCGCCGAACGACCTGATCCGAATCTCGGAGAGCCCACTGGGCAGTCTGCTGCTGGTGCAGGGATCAACCCAATACCTGCTAGCAAGCGGCCAGTGGTCAGACCTTCGACTAACGGAATACGAGGAGAACTAGATGCCCGGAAACAAGCTCTACAACCCCGGCCAGCCGTCGCTCGCGCAGCGGCTGAACCACGCGTCCCGCACGCGGCAGGCTGGCTACTCGAAGACGAACCGAGAGGAAGTGCTCCTCTTCAAGCGGCGCATCGCCGACGGCATGGATCCCGAGGAGGCCCGCAAGGGCACGAAGATCTCGAAGCGGATGGTCCCGGACATCCTCGCCGGCCGCACCTGGGCCTCGGTGATCCTGCTCGTGCTGATCGCGACGGTCACGATGGGCAACAGCTGCGTCGCAGGCAACGACTATACGGTCACCTGCCAGGGCATCAACTACCCGCTCTGTCGGGACGTGCCCTACGACTACCCCTGCCTCTGCCTGAGCGCGCCGGACGGCGTGACGTCGCAGCGGGCCCAGGAGCTGAGGTACCTGAACGACCGATGATGGAGGAAATCTTCGGAGGGGAAGGTGGCAAGCTCAAAGTTGTGCTGAACCAGAAGTTCTGGACTGTGCCGCCAGACGAGCAGGAGGACATCCTTCAGGAGTCCTACCTGATCGCGCTGCGGCGCGGCCTGCTGTACGAGCCGCTGACCTGGTGGGCTGCCACCACACTTCTCCTCGACGCATATCGTTCTGTCCGAAAGCCCAGGGGGCAAAAGATGAAGCACTTCCCAACCGATCCCGACAAGCTCACTGAGCTGGCCGACCCGCCGAACCAGTGGGCGGACATGGAGGTCCGAAACAAGATGCTGAGTCCCGAAGAGCAGGAATTCCAGGAGTGGCTGGAAGGGCCGGAAAACGCGAATTTCAACGTCTCGCTGGCCACGGAGACCCGATTTCTGCTGAATTCGATGCCCTTCACCCTGCGGGAATTGGCTGGACACTGCAAGCGGTGATCATGCTACGATCCCGGTATGGATGCAGCTCTCGGGTGGATCGGTGACCTCGTCAGATACTTCGCGCGCCTGGTGCCTCGGCTCCAACTCGTGCGCATTACCGAGCGGGCGGTCAAGTTCCGCCGCGCGAAAGCGCTGGAGGTCGGACCTGGGCTTCACTGGTGGTGGCCTGTGACGACCGAGATGGACGTCTACCCGGTGGTCCGGCAGATCGTGAGCCTCGAGCAGCAGATGATGCAGACCGAGGACGGGAAGACCTTGGTGGTCGATGGCGTCATCGTCTACTCGATCACCGACCTCTACACCTTCTGCGTCGAGAACCACGACGCCGAGGAGAACATGGCGGAGCTGGCCCAGGCGGGCATGCGGAAGGCGGTGCTCTCGACGACCATGGAAGAGATCGGCGCCGGCCGTGCGAAGTTCGACCATCGCCTGACGCGCGAGGCGCAGAAAAGTCTGAGTGGATTCGGCGTCGAGATCGAATCAATGCGACTCCAAAGCTGCGCGGAAGGCACTGTACATATACACGCGGGCGCGGCCGTGACGATCGGCATCGCAGCAGGAGGCGAATAATGTACCGAGATCATCTGACCGGAGAAGTAAAGCGACGAGACCTGGGCTTCGCAGTCATGCTGGCCACGGCCATCATCTTCTGGGGAGGAGTCTGGGCATGCGTCGGATTCACCGTTGGGTACAGCAGCGAATCCGCAGCCGTTCGGAAGGCGTGCGAGCGCATGGTCAAGGATGGCTGGGAGGTCACGGTCGACTACTGCGTGACCGAGCTACGGCCATGACCAGGAGGCGGCCCAGCACGTTTTCGGTGATCAGCTGGATCCTGGTGTTCGTGATGGCGCTCTACGTCTCGCTGGTCATCGTCCCCGACGCCCAGGCGAGCACTCCTCCGAAGCCCCGAGCGCGGCTGCTGCTTGAGATCCGGGACGAAAGGCTTCGGGTCTTCGAATACGAAACGGACAAACTGATGTGCCACATCTCGGTCATCGATGTTAAGATGATCGGGTCGCAGGCCAGCATAACATGCGTGAGAAAAGATGACCAAAAAGCATATCCCGAGCGTCGACTGTTTCTCGATCCGAGCCGCTGAGCGACGCCGACAACTACTCAAAGAACGCGACGAGTTACTCGCCAAGCTGGCGGGACTGGCGAAGATGCGTCGATATATGAACGGAGAACGAGAAGATGGCTGAAGAGGTGAAGTTCCACACGGTCAGCGACCGCGCCTTTCGGGCGATGAACCAGGCGGCGATCGACACCCAGGCGCTTCTCGAGGCCACGGAGAAGTCGCTCGACCGCGCGCTCCAGGAGAACCTGAAGCTCCAGGAGCAGGTGGCCCGCCTGACGCGGGACGCTGAGACCGACGAGGAGATCATCAACGCGCTGGACGAGATGGTCGAGCAGCCTCCCACCGACGTCTGGGACAACACGGACGCGAAGCTCGTGAAGCAGCTGAACGGTGAGCTGGAGAAGGCCAACGACATGATCGTGCTGCTGATGGGCCAGCGAGAATGGGGTGCGGCCACCGGTGCGCTGCTGGAAGACCCGGCCGTGAAGCGCGCCTACGACGATGTCCACCGTCGAAAGCCTGTGTCCGGACCGCCCGCCCCCGCGCGCGAGGAGATGATCGAGGCCGAGGCGACCGTACGACCGGCGCTCAAGGCCACCGAAGAGGCAGCCCAACGCATCGTCCAGAGCATGAACGCGGCGGAGGTCCAGATCGACAAGGACATCCTCGCGAGCTTCGCGCAGGACAAGACGATCAAGCGGCTGGACGACGAGATCATCATCGACGACCCGTTCGACGAGGTTTTCGGCACCGCAGCCCACGCGGCGAAGGCCGGCGAGCCTATCAGCGTGATCATCAACGATCCGCTCCGCCCCGACCGCGTGATCAAGCGACTCGACGACGAGCTGCAGGTCGCCGAGGTCAAGGTGGCCCTCGCCCAGGGCGATCGGGCGAAGATCCAGCAGACGCTGACGCAGACCCAGAAGGCCTGCCGGCGGTACAAGGCGCGGATCTCGAGACAGAACGAGCAGCTCGACGCGCTGAAGAAGCTCGCAGAGGCGGCGTTCCCGCTCTACGAGAAGCTCGTCTCTGCAATGGGGAGCGAGACCGTGATCAAGACGGAGCACGCGAAGCTCACCTACTTCTCCCAGAGCAGGGAGACCGAGCAGCAGTGCGTCGCCTTCCACAACGCTTTCAACGAGGCCGCTGAGGCCCTTACGCCCCCGCGGCGAGGAGATACGGAATGAGTCAGAACAACGCGAGCAGTGGCGGAATCGGAATCTTCGGTCTGATGTTCGTGGCCCTCTTCGTCGGGAAGGTCTTCGAGATCGGCGCCGTCGCCAGCTGGTCCTGGTGGTGGATCACCGCGCCGCTCTGGGGCCCGATCGCCTTCGTGATCGTCGTCTTCCTCGTCATCGTTTTCGCGGTGGTCCTCTACGAAGCGTTCACGGGCAACAAGTCCGGCTTCCGGAACTACTGACATGGGCTACATCACCTACACGCATGTGGAGCGACTCGGCCACCCGAACGTCGACGGCCTGCTGATCGGCGACTGCTACATCTTCCCGAAGCTCGACGGCGCGAACGCTGTGCTCTGGAGCGATCGGGAGAAGGGCGGCGTATGCACAGGCTCGAGACGGCGCGACCTCACGGTAGAAGGCTCGGCCGACAACCACGGCTTCCGTGCGACCATGCAGGAGCTGTGGAATAACGGCGACCTGGAGTGGATCCAGGACACCTACGATGGCGTGAAGTTCCCGATCTTCTACGGCGAGTGGATGGTGCCGCACACTCTGAAGACCTACCGGGAGGACGCCTGGCGTCGCTTCTACGTCTTCGATGCGCGATGCCCAGACACGGGACGCTACCTACACTACGACACCTGGGCTCCCCAGCTGATCGAGTATTACGGTCACGTCGTCGAGCCGCTCGCGAAGATCACGAACCCGACGGAAGAGGACATCGTCCGGATGCGGGACGTCATCAACACCTACCTGATCTCCGAGAACAGCGGAGTCGGGGAGGGCGTGGTCGTCAAGAACTACGACTTCGTCAACCACGTCGGCAAGACGGTCTGGGGCAAGAGCGTCCGCAACGACTTCAAGGAAGACAACAAGCGTGCGTTCGGGACCCCGGAGCATCAAGGCAGCTTCCAGGTCGAGTGCGCGATCGCCGAGGAGTACGTCACCCAGGCGTTCGTCGAGAAGACGCGAGCGAAGATCGTGATGGCCATGGCTGAGCAGGCCTGGAGAGACGATCCGGCGCTCCGGGACATGAGCGCTCAGCGGATCGCTGACGCTCAACGGGGCTCTCTGATCCCCCGGCTGCTGGAGACCGTCTTCCACGAGCTGCTCGACGAAGAGACGGCGGCGTTCGTGAAGAAGCACAAGAACCCGACGATCGACTTCAAGAAGCTGCGCGGGTTCGTTGTCGCGCAGGTGAAGAAGCACGCTGGCGACCTGTTCTAGGTCATCTGGGGCGTAGCTCAAGGGCAAGAGCACTGGCCATCTGCAGTATACGGCCAGCGACGCGGGTTGGAGTCCCGCCGCCTCAGTGCTAGCCTGGCGCCTCCCTACACAGGAGGCTGTCATGCTGACCCGACTTCTCGCTCTCTTCGTCCTGCTCTTTGCGCTGCCCAGCGGGGCGGCGGTCTTTTCCGAGACCCAGAACTCGATCACGTTCACGTCGAACAACCCGTTCGGCTCGAGCCCGTCGCTCGTCGACCCGGCGTTCTTCGCCGAGTTCCCCTTGGGCGTGAACCCGTTCACGATCAGCTCCAGCTACGACGATGCGGCTTCGACGTTCGACCAGTGCTTCGGACCTGGCATCGACGACTGCTACCTGGTCACTACCTCGGGCGCGACGTTGTCGATCACGCTTGCCGGCGAGACGTTCACCCAGGCGGACTTCGACTTCACGAACGCATTCCTGACGCCAGCCGAGGCGAACAGCTTCGACCCGATCGACGGCGCGGTCTTCCCTGCGCTGGTGACGACCGACGTCGCCGGAATCAGCTCGGTGAACACGCTTGGCACGGCCAACGTGAACCGCTTCGGCCTGCTCGATCGGTGGTCGCTCGAAGGCGTCGTCCTCCAGGTGAGCCTACCTGAGGCGTCGAACCTGCTGCCCGATCCGCTCGGCTTCGACGGCTTCAACTTCTACACGCAGGGCGTCGATCGCACCGGCGCGTTGATCATCTACGACAACGTGCTGGACCAGACCGGCTACGCGTTCATCACGAACCCGGAGCCCGGGGCGGCGGTGCTGATGGGCCTGGGGCTCATGGGGCTCGCCGGGCTCAGCAAGCGCAAGCGGGTCTGATTTCGACCTAGTTCGGGAGTGCGGTGTTCACGTCTGCGAGGTCGAGCGACTGCCCCTGGGCCTGCAGCAGCGCCACGTAGATCGGCTCCACCAGCGGCGTTCCCGACAGCACGAGCGCCATCAGCATCGCGTGTGAATGGCCGATCGAGACGGCGTCCATGTCCCCCGGCAGGTAGAGGCAGAGGCTGCCGTCAGCTCGAGTCACGATCGCGGCGTCGCCTTCGCTCAACTCGATCTGGCTCTCTTCGCTCCACGTCCGCTTCGTGACTGTCGTGTAGTCCTGATTCTTCAACTTCTCGGTCCAGGGCTCGCCGATCGCGTCGGTAGCCTTTGTGGCCGTGCCTCCCGCCCCTGGGCATGTCCCGGTGGAGCTGGCGAGACCGGCGTTTGATTGCCTTCAGCGTGTCGTCCGACGCCATCCCGCCACCGCCAGGCCCAGGATACCAAGAACGAGCAGGAGCAGCATCCCAGGTTCGGGCACGTACTCCTTCGAGGTCTGCATCGGAAGGTGGTTGCTGTTTCCGCTCTCCACGACCGCGTGCTCCGCCTCGAATTCGGCGAGCTGCTCCGGCGTCCATGTCTGAACGGCCCGCAAGGCGTTGAACCCTTCCGGGTAGGGCTTGCCGGCGTGCGCCTTGCAGACGAGCGGCCCTTCGTCGCCTCCGCCGTAGCGGATCGTTTCGAGGCGGCCCAGGAGCGTCCCATCGGGCTGCTCGCGGATGTTCGTGAGGAAGTTGCAGCGGCGCCCGTCGACGCTGTGCTGGCTCGGGTAGCAGCAGCTCCAGGCTTTGACGACGCGCTCGTCGCCCTCGACTGCCGGCGGCTGGTACAGGTGGACGTCGAACTTCTCGTGGACGGCCGGGATCTCAGGCCAGTCTTCCGGGTGGGCTTCACTGTGGGGCATTGCAGGCTCCTGTCGTGTCGATGTATAGGGTAGCGTGTCCGCCTACGGTCACATCGTCTGTGTCCCACCGCTCGGTGCCCAGCGCCTGCTGGCCGTCGCTGCGGGACCCGTTGATTCCGATCTCCGCCCCGCTGATGCAGGGGTTGTGGTGGCATGCGACCTGAAGAACCGCTAGCGCTCCGAGGGTCATCCACGTCATCCAGGTGATGCGGTCTCCACCGAACATCCGATGCCCGGTCTCCGCAACGCATGCGATGGTCAGGACGAACGGCAGGCCGTAGATCACGACGCCCAGGAAGTGCAGTGTCGATTCCATCAGAAGATGTCCTCCTGCTCCGGGCCGGGAAGTTCGATCTCCTCTTCGGGCTCTTCCCCGACCCAATCACCCTGACCATAGACCTCGACCCACCTCTCGCGGCAATCCTCGAGGTCCATGAACTGGTAGACCTTCCGACGGCCCGTCGAGACCGACGAGTTGCCCTTCTTCACCGGAGCGACCTTGCTCAGGAAGCGACCCCAGTGAACGCGCGTCTTCGGGTTTCGGAAGCTCTTGCGCTTCGTGTACTCCAGGTAGTCCTGGTAGAGGGTGTCAGTCAGCACGACCTGCGGCCACGGCACGCTGCCAGGATCGTCGTCGAGCATGCGGCCCTCGACCAGCTTGTCGAACCACCACTGTTCCTCGGTGTCGTAGCTCTGCATCTGCTGCTCCTGCAGCGCCATCGTCGTCGGAACGTGGCGGACATCAAAGCCGGAAAGATCGTAGTTGAGCAGGTTGTAGAGAAACCCCTCTCGCCCTCCGTTGTCCATCTGCTGTTGAATCGCACCGAAGTACTCAGCGTCCCGGGCCCGTGCATCGCTCACGTCAAGAACGAGGAAGCGGCGCTCGCTCCGACTGTGGGCCGGAACGACCCAGTCATGGTTCGAGGCCATCATGAGGTGCAGGCAGTTAGTCGCGGTTTCGATGTCGACGCCCTTGGCCTCGATCTGCATCGTATCCTCGGTGACGATCATCTTCAGCACGCCTTCGTGCTTCTTGTCGCCGGCGTAGAAGGCCTCGTCCGCGAAGATGAAGACGCAGTCCCGGAGGTGGGCGTTGAAGTTCCCGACGAGCTGGCTGGAGTGTCCGACCTGCATGTAGTGTCGGCCCAGGAGGGCCCCGAGCTGCTTCGCGAGGAACGACTTCCCCGTCCCCTGCTGGCCGCGCATCACGATTGCCGTCTGCCCAGGCTCGCCGGGATGCTGGATCATTCGGGCCATCCAGCCCATTACGTATTCGAAGTAGGTGTCCTTGCCTTGGCAGACGTTTTCGCGGATGTGCTCTTCGAGCTTGTCCCACCGCCCCGGGCGTGCTTCACAGGAGAAGCCTCTCCAGAGGTTGTACGAGTCCGGCACTTCCTGGTTCGGAACGAAGATGACCCGCTTGAACTGTCGCCGGTCCGGATGCTTCAGCCACCAGTCGCCCAGGGGCATGTACTTCGGGTTCCCGTCCTTGTCGGACCCGACCTCCACCCGTCGGTTCATGTGCGCGTTCTTGAAGTCGCCGAAGCTCATTGACGAGAGGCGCGAGCGCCGGAGGATCGGATCGTCCAGCTCTTCGATCACGCGGCAGCGTCCCCCGAAGTTCTCGATCACCGAGTAGCGGTCATTCATCGCCGCCAGGTTCGGATCGATCGCGAATTCCTTCGCCTTCCCGATCTGGCGTTTCGCATAGCTTTCGACGTTCGCGCCCTTGTCGAGCACTGAGTCGCTGATGCCGAAGTCCGGGTCCGTGATCAGCGAGAAGATGACCTCGTCGGGCACGTTGCAGCGAACAAGGTTGCAGACGCAATCGAATAGCCAGCTCGATCGCGAGTCGTCTTCCTTGGGCGGTTCGTCGGGATGCCGCCCCTGGACGATGATGACCTTCACACGGTCGGGCACGTCCCACTCGTCCAGCTCGTCCATCGTGGCGATGCGGGCAATGTTTCCGCTGATCTCGACCGTCTGGGACGACGCTCCGAACAGCTCGTTCGTCTGCGTGGGCGCGGCCGGCGTGAACTGCGAGAGCGAGTAGATCCGGCTCTGGTCGAAGACCTCGACCTTCGCCAGCTCCTCGCTCCGACCCTTCGCGCGCTTCTTCGCGTCGGGGACGTTGACGGTCCCTGGCAGCCGCATGATGCGATCGACGTTGTGGCAGTTGTCCGCGCCGAAGAGCAGCTCGAGCTGCAGGTTCCAGCGCTTCGCGGTCTCGGCCAGGCCGACGTCGCCGTTGATCTCGAACTCCTCATCGAGCCGCCAGAAGCCTTGGTAGCCGCCGCCCGAGAAGATGACCGCCGTGGGCTTCGGAACGCCGGCCGGCGGATCCAGCAGCTGGGTCAGGGCGCGCTCTCGCTCTGCTTGGAGATCCTGACCGTCACGCGGGTCGACGTCGACGTGCAGCCAGCGCATGCCCCGCATGTCCTCGCGGAGTGCCTTCTTGTCCATCGGTCCACGCGTCGGGTTGACGTGGAAGTAGATGTTGCGGGTGCCGTTGTACTTCTCGATCCACTCCGCGCATTCGGTGTCCGTCTCGGCCTCGAACGTCGCGGTGGTGATCGCCTTGCGATCCACGGCGATCGCAGTCAGCACCCAGAGCCCAGAGGGCTCGTACTGCTTCAGGAACTCGATTGCTGCCGGGGTATCGGTCATCGTTGGAGAAGCTCGTCTAGATCAGCCACGGCGATCTTGCCGTAGGAGTGCAGTAGGGCTCGTTCGATCAGCTCGTCGCGAGGGACTCTGCCGACGAATTCGTGGGCGGTCAGTCCATCAAAGAGCAGATTTTCTACGACGCCGCGAGAACCGACTCGTAGCAGAAGCCACGCGCCACCGCCCGCATTCCAGCGGCGACGCAGCCAGTTGCGCTGGTGCTGCTTGTACTTCGGGAGCCGCAGCGGTGTGTCGTTCTGCTTGGGCCAGCAGGGCGCGTACTTCAGCTCGAGCCATCCGCGCAGGCACTCGACGTCGGGGCACCCAGGGTTCGCGGAATTCTCGACGGCCTGAGGATCGGAGCGGAGGCGCCTCAGCGCCTTGATCACCTGGGCGCGGTAGTTGTACTCACCCATCGTCGCTCTCCCGATACGGGCAGCAGTGCTCGCATCGCGTGTGAGGGTCCGGCTCACCGTCGCGCGGACAGTTACGGCAGGTGCATCCTCCTGGGCTGATGTTCGCGCTCGTGAGCGGCTGCACCACCGGCTCCCCGGCCTCGTAGGCGGCGAGAGCTTCGCGGATCTCCGCCTCCGCCGATTGGTAGCCCGCCACCCACTCTGTCACGGTCTCAGTGTCCGCCGATCGGGCCACGTTCATCGAGCGCACCGCCTTCGCCAACCGGTCGGCAAGGGCGATCTGCGTTGCCATCCGAGCACGAACAGCTTCTCCAGCAGCCACCCGAGCCTCCAGTTCCTTGATCCGCTTGTTCCGGGTCACCATCCATAGGTGGTCAACGGACATTACTCACCTCCCCGGCCTCGTAGGCGGCGAGCTTGGCGCGGTAGTCGGCCCGCTTCGAGTCGGACTCCGCGAGCTTGTCCGCAAGGTCGGCGACTCTGGCGCGGGCTTCGTCGCGTTCTTCGACGAGCAAGTCGATCACCTGCGAAGGCAGCGCGGGCTTGCGCTTCGCCTCGTCAAGCTCCCGCTCCAACTCCGCCACCCGAACGCGGGCCTCGTCGCGTTCGCGTTCTGTCTCACACACGTGGCACGGCCCCTGCCAATCTGGTGGCAGCATGTGAGCGAAGTTCTCGCACCACTTCGCTTTTCGCTCCCGCTCCAACTCCGCCACCCGAGCCTCGGCGGCTTCGTGCAGACCGCGTAGCCGCTCGATCTCGGCCTGGGACAATCGAAGCTCGATGTCCCGCTCGCGCAGCTTCTTGCCGTGGTCTACGCGGAGGGCCAGTTCCGCCTCGGCAGCTTCGGCACGCTTCTTCCACGTCTCGTCACTCATCGTCTTCGCCCCTTTCGTTTCCCTCGGCCACGGGGCGCGGAGAGGATTTCTCCGTAGGCTCCGCTGCGGGCGGAGGGGTGGAGCATTTTAGGCAGCCAGTTGGTGACATATCTTTCGGAACTGGAAACTCATAGCCGCACACGATGCAGCGCCATATCCAGCCGCTCTCCCATACGCTCACATCGAATCTCCCCAGCTCGAGCCCAGCTCCACGTCGACCTTCGACGGGACCGTGAGCTGCGGGATGCAGTGCTCCATGATCTCGGCCGCGGCGTTCGCGTCGCCTTCACCATGGAAGCTGCCTGTGATCTCGTCGTGGACCTGGAGCTGCAGGTAGTGACCGTCGCGATGAACGTCGACCACGGCCTTCTTCGTCTGGTCCGCTGCGCTGCCCTGGATGACGCGGTTGAGCGCCTTCTGGGTCCAGTCGTACTTGCCATCCTTCCCGACCGGGAAGTGGCAGTGGCGGCCCAGGATCGTGATCACGTAGCCGCGCTCGTTCGCCTTGTGCTGGGCGAACTTCGACAGCTCTCTCACGAATGGCAGCTTCTCGTCGAACGTCTCCAGCAGCTTGCGGCCTTCCGCGCCGGCGCCCTCCATCAGCCGCCCTCCGCACTCCTGGGCGTACGCCGCTGCCGACGTGCGGTCTTCGATGTCGAAGTACTTGGTGTCCGCCCACGCCTTGCCGTAGACGACCCACGCCTTGGGCAGGCCCAGCTTCACGCAGAGCTTCGCGCCGCCCAGGCCGTAGATCTTGCCCAGGAAGATCTCCTTCGCGGGCTTGCGCTCGATCCCGGCCATCTCCGCGACCATTGTATGGTTGTCCGTATTTCGGTCGCGCCGGTACTGCTCCGCTGCCGCCACGGCTGCGTTGCGTGCGTGCTGGCTGATGCCTTTGCCCTTGCGAAGATCTCCGACCGGGCAGTTCTCCGCGTAGTGCATCATCATCCGCGGCTCCTGCTGGCTGTAGTCCAGGGAGCCCCAGGTCATGCCTTCCTCAGGCAGGTAGATCGCACGCCACATCTTGGCGAACTCGTCGCGCGCCGGCTGCTGCTGCAGGTTCGGCTTCTCGCTGGACAGGCGGCCGTAGCGAGCGCCCGATCCGTCGTCCAGGCTCGCCTCGTCGGTCGAGTCGTTGCGCCGGAGCTGGTTGAACGTCGTGTGGATGCGGCCGTTCACCATGTGCTCGCGGATCGAGGCGACGAAGGTGGTCCGGAGCTTGTTCGTCTTCCGAGCCCAGAGGATCCGCTCCGCGACCGGGTGATCGATCGCGTGCAGGGTCTCCTGCTTGATCTCCGGCTGGCCCTTCGAGGTCTTCTTGAGGGTCACCCCAATCGCTTCGAGCGCCGGAGCGACCTGGCTGGGCGCCATGATCCCCTTCCCCTTGGCGGTCCCGATCCTCACCCCCGTGAGGCGGTGGATCTCGTCCAGGGCGGCCTGCTCTTCCCCGCGGGCCCACTGCTCGACCTGGGCCAGGCGGTCCTGATCGATCCGCACGCCACGGCGCCGCATCAGCGTGAGGATGGGCTGGACCTGGCACTCGAGATTGAAGATGTCCCAGAGGCCCGCCTCTTCGATTCGCGCCTCCTGGCGCCGCAGAATGGCCAGGGGCTCGTCCACGTCTCCGAGCCCATACGGGCCCACGAAACGCGCGGGGAGCTTGTGGAGCCCCGCCTTCGGATCGACGTTGAAGTGCTCTGCAGCCGTCCGCAGGAGCGCCTCGTCCTTGCCCTCGCGGCCGTACCGCTGCGAGAGGGCCTGGAGGCCGTAATTGAACTGCAGCTCGTCCAGGAGCGGCTCAGCGACCCCGATATCGCGCCAGGTGCAGCCGCCCTCGATGAAGTCGGCGCCTTCCTGGGCCAGCCAGTCGCAGTCGTAGCCCAGGTTGCAGCCGACGAGCTGCCCCCGGAACGATCGGGCCTGGGCCTCGATGTACGCCAGGGCCGCCTGGGGATTCTCGACGTTGTCGCCCCCCTCGTGGAAGAGCGGGACGTAGAACCCGGGCCCGCCCTCGATCCGGAACGAGTAGCCGACCAGCCGGGAGTCGTCGCGGCGGACGCCGGGGCCGAGCTTCTTCAGGTGTGGGTCGCAGGTCTCGACGTCGATCGCGACTCGCGCGCTGGCGTTCGTCGGCCAGTCCGGTAGCTCACCCAGGCGGGGCGGGCGCCAGTCGGACTCCGGCACGAACATCGGCAGCTGGGTCTCGGCTTCGTTCGTCTGGTCCGCGTGCTTCCGGCCGCTACTCCTGGGCTTCGCCATTGGAGTCCCAGGGGTTCGGGAAGGCGATCAGCGACTGCACGAGCAGCTGAGCGTGCGCGAAGGACACGGCCGTCCAGCGCGTGGCGAAGATCGAGATCACGATGCGCTCGCGGAAGTCCGTCACCCCGTTGACGTCGAGGAAGCGGTTCACGGCCATCTGGCCGGCGCCTTCCGAGCGCGGCTCGCGCCCGTCCTCGTGGTGCAGCTCTTCGAGCTTCATGATGTAGTGCAGCACCTTGCGGAGATCCTGCGCCCCGCCCTTGGCGCGCCAGCGCGTCACGTACTTGACGATGTTGCCTTCGATGAATCCGAGCCCGTGCCGCTCGATGAAGTCCCAGGGCTGCTCGTCTTTCGTGCTCTTGTAGTGGTCTCCCCCTACCTGTACTTCGTTCGCGCTCATGCTGCCTCCGGTTTGTTTGTTGCCGGGATCTCTATGTTCCCGACGGTTTCGTCATCTTCCATGATCATCTTCGCGTACATCACCGTGTGATAGGTGGTGTAGAGCTGGGCGTGCCGCCTGGAGAGGCTGGTCAGAGCGAAGAGAACCTTCGTCTCATGCACCGCGGCCGCGTACTCGTCGGTTCCCTCAATAAAGGCGTAGAACCAGTCGTGACGCTCCAGCCTCTCCCAGTAGGCGACGAGATCAGTCTTCGCCATCCGCCGTTTCGATCATCGACTTCAAGGCCTTGAAGGAGGAGACCTCCTCGCCAACCAGGAAGGTGTCGACCTCGGTCCCGCCGTCATCCCCTTCGCTGGTCACGAGCAGCAGGATCGTCTGGTTCGGCAGGAGCTGCAGCGCGTGCGAGCAGCGACCGAACTTGATGTCCTCCCCGATCGTGTGCCGAACCAGGAGTCCTGCCACGACCTCGGGCGGGGTGATCATGCCCATGGGCGGTCGCTGTTGGGCTTCGCGGGCTGCCTTCTCGGCCGCCAGTCTCTTCGCTTTCGTCGTCATCAATCGTTCCTATTGTGGGCCAGCAGCCGCTCGAGATCTTCGTGCGACGGCATCGGCCGTTCCTTCCACGGCCACGTCAGGGGCGTCCAGCCCAGGAGCGTGAGCGCGATGAAGTAGATGGGCGGGACGGTCAGCAGGGCCATCACCGCGATGTAGACTTTGATCAGCGACTCTCGCCGCTGGTCGATCTTCGTCGCCCGATCGTCGAGCCGCCTTGCCATGCATGCGGCCAGCTTGAAGTCGGCGACGGGCTTCGAGTAGAAGAGGCCCAGGAAGCCGCCCTTGCCGACGTGGTACGCCAGATCGTGTAGGTCGCAGCAGTCGTCGAAGTTGGCACCGCCGACCTCGTCGGGGACGAGCTTCGCGGTGATGCCTGCGCCGCAGCCGTTGGGGATGAACTGGGTCGGCCGGAAGCCAAATCGCTCTGCAAGGGTTCTCATGAATCGTCTCCCATCAGGTGCTGGTAGTAGTACAGCATACCCGGGTGCGGTTGGGGAGGGTCGGGGATGCGTTTCTCCCCGCGTTCGACGCGCGCCTTCATCTGCTCGATCTCGCGCTCCCCCTGGGCCTCGACGCGTTGGATGAACGCAACCCAGTCCTCGTCGGAGCAGCTCACGTCGACCTCGGCGCCGGTGGTGCGAAACTTCGGAAACATCAGTCCTCCAGTTCGGGTTCCCAGACGCGCTGCTTGATCGAGATCAGGTCGATCAGGTCGGCGTCGGAATCGTCGTCGGACACGAAGTCCAGCTCGACGTCGATCCCCTTCTTCGACAGCTTGGACAGGTGGCCGTTCAGGTGCGCCACCAGGCCGGTGAGCTTCACGATATCGGAGTCAGGTCCGAACTTGATCTTAGCCATTCTTCAGCTCTTCGTGCTTCGCGTCGGCGGCGACCTCGCAGAAGTTCGCCAGCTCCTCCATCACCTCGACGTAGTCCTCGTCGGACAGCTTGGCGGTGTGTCGATCGATGCGGCTCTGCAGCATCTCTACGATCTCAGTCGTGGTCATTCGCAGCTCCTGATCCCGTTCTCGTCGATGGTACACGCTCCGCTGGCTTCGTCCACGGCCTTCATGATCCCTTCGCGCTTTCCGCCCGAGGTGAACGTCGTGCAGCCCTTCGCGCCCTGCTCCCAAGCCGTGACGTAGATCTTCTTGAAGTCCTCCCACGGCGTCGTGTGAGGCACGTTCAGCGTCTTGCTTACGGCGGAGTCGACCAGCTGGGCTGCCGTCGTCAGCACGCGCAGGTGCTCTTCAACGGTAACCTCTGACGCCGGCCGTCCGCGAACGCCCAGGCGGTCGAGGCCGTAGTCACGGAGCGTGACTTCCTGCTCCCCGTCGGCCATGTGGACCTTGCGCTGCGATTCGAACGCGAAGACCGGCTCGATGCCAGAGCTGACGTTGTCGGCCGCCATCGAGATCGTCCCGCACGGCGCGATCGACGTGAGGTGCGAGTTGCGGAGGCCGTACTTGTGGATCTTGTTCTGAACGTCCACATGGAGCGTCTTGAAAAACTTCCCGTCGCAAAACTGCTCCGCGTCGTAGAGCTTGAACGGCCCCTTCTCTCGAGCCAGCTCCGCCGAAGCGTCGTAGGACTCGTCGCGGAGGGTCGTCAGGACCTGCTCCTCGAACTCCACGAACTCGTCGGTGCCGTACGGGAATCCGAGCGCTTCGCCTGCGTTCGCGAGCGCGGTGACCCCGAGCCCCATACGCCGCTTGTTCTGGGCTTCCCGCTTCTGCTCTTCCAGAGGATAGATGGCGCGATCGACGACGTTGTCCATGGAACGCACGGTGGGCGCGATGTCGTCCACGAAGGAGTGCCAGTCGAGGCCCAGGAAGCTCCCGTTGCTGCCGCGATGGAGGTACTTCACGAGGTTGAACGAGCCCAGAAGGCACGCACCGTGTGGCGGGAGCGGCTGCTCACCGCAGGGGTTGGTCGCCGCGATCTCCTCGCAGTACCACAGGTTGTTCATCTCGTTGATGCGGTCGATGAACAGCACCCCCGGCTCTCCCCAGTCCCAGGTGGAGCGCATCAGCGTCTCCCAAAGCGGCTTCGGGTCGATTGTGCGGTAGACCTTGCCGTCGAACTTCAGCCTGAACGGGCGCTCGTTCAGCAGACACCGCATGAACTCGTCCGTGACCGCGACCGAGACGTTGAAGTTGGTCAGCGCCGTCTCGTTCTGCTTCTCGCGAATGAACGTCTCGATATCCGGGTGATCGATCCGCAGCACGCCCATCTGGGCACCGCGGCGGTGACCGGCGGCCTTGATGATTGCGCAGTAGCTGTCGAAGCCATGCATGACCGAGACCGGACCGGAGGCGGTCGATTCGATCGACGAGACGTGTGTCCCGTTGGGCCGGAGCGTCGAGAAGTCGTAGCCGATCCCTCCGCCCAGGCGGAGCGTTTCGACCGACTCGGTCTGGCGCTGCATGATGTTGCCGTGGCCGCGCGTGAACGAGTCCTCGATCGTCCCGCTCACGTAGCAGTTGTACGGCGTCACCTGACGCGTGCTGCCCATGGACGCCTGCACGCGGCCGGCTGGCATGAACCGCATGTTCCGAATAACATCACGGAACGTGTGGTAGTGGTCGGCGTCATCCGACATCGCACTCGCGATGCGGTTCATGGCTTCGGGGAAGGACTCGTTTTTCCCGCGGTACTTCTCCGCGTGGACCTGATCGCAAAAGGGGTGCTGCGGGCCGAACTCACTCAATGCATTTCTCCGGTGAAGGGGGTCGGCCATCATACCACGACCGTGACGGACTTGGCAGCCCGGGTGATTGCGGTGTAGAGCCACCGCTGCGCGTCGTCGCGGAAAGAGCTGCTCTCGTCGAAGATCAGCACGTTGTCCCACTGGCTGCCCTGCGACTTGTGGCACGTCAGCGCGTAGCCGTAGTCGAACTCCTCGTGATCGCGGCGGTCCCACCAGGGGATCGACTTCACGTCGCCGGCGAACGCAGCGAGCCACGCGCTGACCGCAACCTCTGGGCTGTTCCCGACACCGTGCTCCTCGAGAAGCATGCTCACGAGCCCAGCGTCCTCGTCGATCTCCGCCACGTTGGCGGTCCAGAGCGTCCCGTTCAGGATGCCCAGCTCGCGGTTGTTCCGGAGGCAGACGACCTTCTCGCCCTCCACCACCGGCACGTCGACGGGATATCCCAACAGCTCCCGGCAGCGCCGGTTGACCTGGTGCCGCGTGGCGTTTCGCCCACAGATCAGCTGGTCCTGGGCCATCACGAGTTCGGGATCCTGCTTGCCCTTCACTACGCGGCTGATCCCGTAGTTGCCCACGGACAGCTTCCGGCCCTCGCGCACGAGCGTCGCCAGGTGGATGATCGGATCGTTCTCGGCCTGCCGGTGGATGCTCGTAAGCATGTAGTCCGGCCGCTGATCGGTGAAGAAGCCTCCGCTCGCGACGGGCGGCAGCTGGGCTGGGTCGCCCAGGACGAGCACCTTCGTGCCGAACGAGAGCAGATCCTCACCCATGTCCACGCCTACCATCGAACACTCGTCGATGATCAGCAGGTCGAGGTCACGGACCTCTGAGTCCCTGTTCAGAACGAACGCGGGCTTGTTGACCTCGTCCTTCTCGTCGTCGATCTGCTTCTTGAGCTTCTTGATCCGGAGAGCGTCGCGGTCCGTCAGCTCGTCCTTCGCTTCCAGCTCCGCCAGCTCCTGCTCTAGTCCCTGGAGTCGGTTCTTCGACTTGTTGTAGGGGATGTAAATGAGCGAGTGGATCGTCGTCGCTGGGCATCCTTTCGAGACAAGGACTGACGCAGCTTTTCCTGTGTATGCAGCGAACGCAACTCGTCCGCCTGTATTTTCCGCGAGGTGTCGTGCGAGAGTAGTTTTTCCAGTTCCCGCATAACCGAAGAGTCGAAAGACCTGCTGCTCACCGCTGCGATACCAATCGCTCACCGCAGCAAGCGCCTTTTCCTGATCGGGAGACCATTCCATTGTATTTGCTCCGAAAGACGGGCGCGCCCCCGTTGACCTCCCCCGAGTTCCCCAGGAGGCGCGCCCTAACACCGTTTTCCTGACCATCGCTCCGCGTACGGTCAGTGCCCAGGGTACTTCCCTAGAACGGTGCGTCTCCATCGGAGTCGCCGTCGGAGGAGGCGCTGCCACCGCCGTCGGCCGTGGACATGTCCGCCTTGGCGATGCCCTGCTTGACCATGTCACGCATCTCGCGACCCGCCGCGAACAGCTCGTGATCCGAGCCCAGGAGGCTGTCGAGCAGCTTCCCGTTCGCCGGGGCCAGCTTGAAGTTGGCGTACTCCTGGCCCGCCTTGTTCTTCTCGTCGACGGTCGAGACCTTGGTCAGGTGGGCGAAGAGGTCCGGCTTGATCTTGCCGTTCGGCGTGTTCAGCACGAACATGCGGATCGCGGACATCCACTTCCGGTAGACCTTGATCTTCGAGGACGTGAACGAGATGATGCAGGGCATCGGCTCGCTGTGCTCGGGGATCAGGATGCCGTAGACGTCGAACGTCTCGACGAGGTCGTGACCGTCGGGCGTCTTCACCGTGCCGAAGGGCAGGTCGTTCGCCTTGGCGTCGCGGAGAGCGTCGACCACGAACTTGTCGGTCACCTCGTACGAGCCCACGAAGCCACCGCCGTCGTCGACGGGGATCCACTCGTTGTAGAGGTGCTTGGTCGTCGCCGGGACGAAGAGAACCTCGTCGTAGCACTCCTGGGTGACGGTGTTGAAGAGCTTGCCAACTTCGGCGCCCTCGACTCCACCCTTCTCGACGGACTTCACTTCCGGGCTGAGCGCCTGGAGGACACGCAGGAACGGTACCTGAATGTCGCTGTTGTCCTGGTTCTCGAAGCCGGCTCCCTCGTAACCCGAGTAGTCGACGTCCACGCTGACGGAATTTCCGGCAGCCTTGGTGACGGCCGTCTCTTCGACGGCGTCGCTCTTGTCCTTGGCCATGGTGAGGCCTCCTGTGTTGAGATTGCAGAGGGTTCTTTTAGGGCCCCCAGTGCGTCAGCCCATGTGAACTAGCGGTTCCGGCGACTGGCCTTGTACCGCTGGATGACGACCTTGACGGACGTGTAGGGCCAGATCGCCCCCGCGACCAGAGACTGCTTCACGGTCATGCCGATGAACAGGCTCGTTGCGAGTTCGACGCACGCGCCGCCGATGTAGTATCCCGCGAGAAACTTGATCATTTCTTTCCCTTCTTGATCTGAGCGATCGTTTGTCGATGGCCGCCGAGCATCGCCAGCGGCACCTCTTCCCCGTCTTCCAGCTTGTGCTTCACGAACGCCTTGACGCTATTCGTCTCGACGCCTTCGAACTTGTTCATCGTGAGCCGGCCGGGGTACTGGGCGATGAACTCTTCGAACTGCTTGGCCGCGTCACCCTCGCCCTTGTCGAACTTGAAGCCGAACTCCTCCTTGATAAGGTATTCGCCCTCGTTCTCGATCAGCCAGGTGATCACTTCCTTCCGCCGGTCGGGATCCTTCGGGATGCTCAGGCGGAGGGTCTCCTTCACCGTAATCTCGCTGCCGTCCTTCAGCTTGAAGGACTCCATGTTCAGCGAGTCCAGCAGCTCCGGGATCTGCTTCCACGCGATCTCGCGAACCTCGGCCTCGAGATCCTTGATCTCCGCCTGGTGCTCTGCGATCTGGGCTTCGAGGTCGCGCTGTCGATCGGCAAGGCCTGTCAGAAGCTCCAGGTCACCTCCGCTGACTTCGGTCTGGCCGTAGCCGGAGTAGTCAACCTTCGGTTCCTTCGTCGTACTCATCTTCGAACTCTCCGTTGATATCGGCCTGGATCTCGACGTATGCCTGGTCGCGTCCAGACCACTGAAGGATGTTGACCCGGCCGTCGTTCAGGTCGGCCGCCACGGACATGGCAAAACCGACCAGGCACTGATTGCCTACCAAGAGTAGGTGGTCGTCATCCGAAAAAGTGTCGAGCTTTTCGTATAGCTCCGTGATGATTCCGCCGGCCGAGAACGGCTTCGCCCTGGGCGAGAGCAGGTACTCGATCCTCCCATACTGCTCCGCCTGCGTCAAGTCGAATCTGGGCACCATGTCGCCAGATCGCGGATCGACCTTCATTTGCTTCTGAACTACGTAGACTACACCCATTCGACTTCTCGATCTCCAAGGGTCTCCGCCGAGACTTTCCGTTTCTTTCTGAGCGATTTCACGATGTGATAGTCGATCGAATTCATCGCCATCAGGTCGGTCACGAGCACCGACGTATCCTGACCGATTCTATGGTTCCTGTCTTCTGCCTGCAAGCGATGCCGAGGTACAAATGAGTTGCTGTAGAAGAACATGCTCTTTGCACAATTCAGGGTCAGCCCAGTGCCGCCGACCGCTGGGTTCGCGATCAGCCACTGCGCGTTCCCTGCCTTGAAGCTCGCCTTGCTCTTCTCGCGGCCCTCCTCGTCGAGGGATCCGTCGAGCCGCACAGCGCTGCTGCCCAGGGCCTTCGTCAGCAGGTCGATGTCCAGCCGAAAGCGGCACCAGACGATGGCCTGGTGCGGCGTGTGCTCCAGAAGCTCAAGCTGGAGGTCCAGGCGCGGGTTCTTGTCCCCGATCAGCTGGTATGGCTCCGCGTTCTCGCCCTCCTCCTCGGGCGTCGGGAGGTAGCCGCACGCGACCTGCTGGAGCCGGAGCTGGCGGACGATCGCGAGATCGGCCTCCCACTCCATGCCGTTCACTTCGGTGCGGTACTCGGTCTCGATCTGGTTGTAGATCCGCTGCTGCTCCGGCGTCATCTCGAAACGCGCCTTGGCGTAGAGCCTCTCGGGCAGGTCGAGCACGTCCTCCTTGAGCACCCGCGAGCTGATCGGCTGAAGCCACTCGTGCAGCTCGTCGAGGTTCACGTAGCCCGTGCAGAACTCGCCGCCGTTGGGCGCGCCCATGAACGTGCCGAACCGGTGCTTGAAGGCCTGATAGGTCGGAATGCGGTACTGCTTCCAGTAGTCGTTCTGGAGATATCGAACCGGCGCGTAGACGTCGAACGGACTCTGGGCTGTCGGCGTGCCGTCGAGGATCCGCGTGTAGATGGGGTACTTCCCAGCCGCGACCACGCTCTTCGTCCGCTTCGCCCCGGGCGTCTTGATCTCGCCCGACTCGTCACAGACCATCATGATCCCCTGCTGCATGAAAGCCCAGGCGAGTTCCTTGCCCTCCTTGGTCATGAAGCCAGAGTAGGGCATCGTCATGACCTTGAAGCCATCCTTGTATGCGAGGAAGTCCCTCAGCTCGCGCTGGTGCCACTTCGTCTTCTTCTTGGCGTTCAGGAACGAGACCATCTTCGCCCGCTCGGCGATGCGATCGGGCAGATGGGTGGGCATCTCGTCCGTGCGCCAGTTCTGGTGGACAGCGTTGGGTGCCAGGACTAGCAGGCCGTTGATCTCGCCCTCCTCGTACATGTAGGCGGCCGAGTCGACGACAATCTTCGACTTCCCGGTGCCCTGCTCGTGGAAGTGAGCCCAAGCGCGCTTCTCGCGCGTATTCTCGAAGTCCTCCCTCTGGTGGTCGAAGGGGACGGTCTTGTATTCGTAGCTCACGGGTATCGCTTGCTTCGGGGCAGCTCGAAGTGCGGGCCGTCGAGGAAGACGCGCTGGCCCTTCGCCTGGCGACGCTTCGTATAGGCCTCGACCTCACCTTCGATCGTGCCGTACATCGACGAGAGCCGGCGATCCCAGACGCCGCCCCAGCGGATCGGGATTTCGATCTCGATCGACACCATGCGCGCGGCAGCGGCCAGCTCGTAGATCGGCGCCCACTCCCAGCGGAGCTTCCCGTTGATGTAGGGGACGAGGTCGACAGCGCAGCCATCCAGGTGGCGCGACTTCATCGTTCTCGAGACCCCGCGGCGCACCAGCTCTCGCTGCTCGCTGATCAGGCGGATTCCATCGTGGACGCCGAAGTCCACTGGGCTCACTACCAGCAGCCGTCGGACGAACCACTGTAGATCCTCGTGGACGTTCTCCAGCTCGCGTCGGCTTCGTGCGGATAGTTTCCAGGCCATGTTATTCCTCCCTGATGTCTTGCTTTGCTTCGCGCCGCGCCCTCTTGTGGAAGCGGCGTCTGATCTTCTTGATGACCCCTGGTCGGTCGAGGCCGACGAGCCAGCGGCGCCAGTTCTTGCTGAATGCGTCCGTGGTATCGCCGTCCTTCGCCGGCGGCAGGGCCTTGCGACCCTTGTAGCTCATGCCTTGTGCTTCCCCTTCCAGATCGTGATGATCTGGCGCCGGCCATTGTACATGGTCACGATCGCGCTCTGCGACCAGCTGGATAGCCCGTCGTTGTAGCCCTGGTCAAGGTCGCCCCAGACGCCAGCCGTCGCGGTCCCGTGGATCAGGCTCGCGGTGTGGTCGTGGCCGCGGTTGGCCTTCATGCCCATCTTCGCGTAGCCGCGGGCTGAGCCTCGCGCGCCGTTCGCCCCCAGGTGGCCGTGCTGGCCGAACTGGATGCCCTTGCGGATGTGGTCCTGATCGCGGCGGAGGAACGTGATCTCGTCCCGGACGCCCAGCCAGCGGCTCACGGTCTCGGGCAGGTAGAAGTCGTCGTCTCCGTCGCGGATCGCCTTCAGCTTCGCGAGCACGCATTCGAGCAGGAAGACCGCGTTCGGCGGGTCTTCGCGCCAGTCGGCGTAGTGGGTCCACTTCTCGATCATGTCGTCGTGGTTCGCGTTCACGACGTAGGTCTTGCACCACGGGCGGTAGGCGACGTGCGAGAGGAACGAGACCGTGTCCTTGCACATCTCCTCGACGCTCTCTTCGCCGTCGACGAACTTCTCGAACCGCTTGTAGGGATCCTTGTCATCGTGGTGGTTCCGCGGCGGGTCGAAGAGGTCGTGCATGAACTCCTCCTCCGGTCGCAGCTCGTCCTTGATCCCACCTGGGCCCCAGGTCCGCTCGAAGAGGTCGGGGTCCGGCTTGGAGAGGTGGATGTCGCCCCAGTTGACCGCGAAGACCGTCTTCCCCGTCGCGTTCACCGTCTTCCCGTCCCGAGCGATCACGTCGAGGTCGTAGATCTCGCCGTCGCGCCCAGCGTGAAGCTGCCGGACCCACCAGTCGCCGCTCGAGTTCACCTCGGCGATCAGCCCGCCGTACGCGTGGTGGTGCTCTGCCTTGATCCCCGCCTTCTTCTGGAGGTAGTTCATCTGGCCGACGGTGCCGGTCGTGTACATGAACTTCGCAGGATCGAGCTTCGACGTCGGGACGCACTGCAGGCGGATCGTCGCGTGCGGGAAGATCGAGCTGGCCGAGCCGGTGTAGGTCTCGTAGCCCGCGAGAGGGTTGTCTGCGGTCGGCAGATCGTTCGTGTGGCCGCACCAGTGGAGCCCAGGGGCGAGCGCGAGGTACTCGTCGGAGAAGAACTCGGTCGCCATCGGATCGAACCACAGCTCGCTCTCGCGCTCTTCGTCGGTCCCCGGCTTGACGCTCATCTTGCCGAACGCGTTCTTGTTGTAGGTGAAGCGCGCGACGTGCAGCTCCGCCTTCCAGAACTTCTTCAGCGCGAGGATGTTCTCCCAGACGTCTGGGTGGATGTGCGTGCAGCTTTGGAGGGACGTCAGGATGTACCGCTTCACGCCCTTCTTCGGCAGCGGTAGCGGTTTGGCGGTATTCGGCTTCAGCGTGCCGCCAGCCAGCGGCTTCGTGTCGCGCAGGCCTAGCTTGTTGACGTAGTGGTAGACGGTACCACGCGAAATTTCGAGGCGCTTCGCGATGCCTCGCACGTTCCCGTTCGTTTGCTCCCAAAGAGCGACTACCTGTGCATCTGTGATCCCCTTGTTGCGCGTATCGCTCACAGGCTACTGGCCTCCGCCGGCTCCGTGCAACCGGTCCATGCGATCCATGATCATCTGGTCGCGCTGCTCGCTGCGCGTTTCCATGTCCTGCAGGCGAGTTGTGAAACTCTCGTAGGCGGCCTGTGCCTGCGACGCTTCGCGCGCCCGCAGAGACTTCTCTTCTTGCTGCTGGGCCAGGCTCTCGGCGTCACGGAGCTTCTCAATGTTCCTGCTAAGCTCGTCGTCGCGTCGAACGAAGTAGCCCTTGTTCGACTCGATCTCGTCACGAGCCCAGTAGGCGTCGCGTTCGAGGACAGCGAGGCGTTCCGCGCGGGACAGGATCTCGCGGTTGATGATCGCCGTGTCGTTCTTCAGGTCGTCGACCGACTGAATCGTCGTCGCCTGCCGCTCGCCCATCTCCTGGACGATCCCCACTATCTTGTCGAGGTCAGTGGAGTTGTCGCGGACCGAAGAGGCCCAAGGGACCACCATGGCACCGATGCCGGCGAGGAGGACGGTCACGACGAGCGCCAGCCAGCGTGTGAGCTGGGTGGTGTCCGTCGGACGAGCCATGAACTCGCGAACTTCCTTGGCGAGTGCGGCTTGCTCTCGTACCGACTGACGCAGCTCTTCTTGCGTTCGATTGGCGGACTCCGCCAGGCGACCGAGGTTGACCTCGATCTGGTTGACGCGCCCCTCAATCGTCGCTGCTGTCGTCTCCGGGAGATCCGGCATTCTCGTCCCTGTCCTGTCGGTAGTAGCGGAGCTGCCACATCACTTCCTGCGTGAAGCGGAGCACCTGCCCGTTGTTACGCGCGAGGATCTCGTACTGGGACGGATCCAGGCAGAAGTACACCGCCTCCGGATCCCGCCAGTACCCGGGCGCGAACACTGTCCATTCGAACGGTTCCAGCCGGAGGGGATCCGGCGGAAGAATCACCGGAGTCGGGTCCGGCAGCTCCACGATCTCCGTCACCACAGCCGGCGAGGGTGGAGTGGCAGTTGAGCAGCCGAATAACGCGAGCAGTAGCGCGATTGAGACGGCGCTCCATGTCCGCCGGATCAGCGCGCGTCTCCGCGTCGAGGTTGAGTTCCCGTAGTCGTTCATCGAGTCTCCGTTCCTCTTCTCGGGCCTTCGCCGTCAGCTCACGCTGCGCGGTCAAGGTCTCCTGGTATTTCTCTGCGCTCGCCCGCCATCGCTCCTGGGCCTCGCGCGATACCTCCAGGCTAGCCTGAGTCGTCTTGTGTGCCAATTCCCCCGCAGCTCGAGCTGCCTCGCTCTGGGCAAGCTGCTCGACCGTCCGCTCGTGCATTCTGACGGCGAACCAGATGCCGGCAACTACGGCCGCAAGCACCAGGCCCAGAACGAGCTTCTTCCAGTGCTTCGCGGCGAAGAGGGCGAGCTGAGGCGGGATGAAGAGGGTCATCGCTTGTCGTTCCAGACGGCGCCGAAGACGTAGCTGCCTGTGATGGCCGTCATCGTGCCGAACGCGCTCGCCACCGCCGTCTGCATCACCTGTGTGTCCGAGTCCTTCCAGAGAGCCCAGGAGATGCAGGCCATGCAGAAGGCCACGATCGAGAACATCAGGCGGCGGCGCTTCTCCCACGCGCGGCCGCCGGCGTTCCGGTTCGTGGACGGATCTTCGTCGGGGATCAGCTCGACAGAGGGTAGAGGCGCGGCCATGGGTGAATCATAGCCCAGAGGGGTAGAGGAATCAGCCCGTGGTGAATTCGCCGCGCTAGACGCTGTGCCCGATCAAGAAGCAGACCAGCCGAGCGAACGTGACGTCCAGGTCACCGCCGCTGTTCTGCTGAACCTGCAGCTTCACGGTGTCACCATTCGTCAGATCGAACAGGCCCGAAGTGGTACAGACCGTCGTGCCGGTACCGCAGGCATCCTTGCGGTCGCGCGCGATCACCTGCGTGCTGCCGGTGCCGGAATCCTTGAAGACTCGGATGTCGCGCTGGCCCGTGGCGTTCGCTTCCCAGGTGACGTTGGCCATGAACATCCAGGTACCGTCGAAGTGCGTTCCGTCGGAGGGGATCTGGAACTGGATGTTGTTCGTGCCGGCCTGGAAATCGGTCGAGGCGTTGTAGGACTCAGGCTCGAACCGCTCCGCAACTGCAGCCGTGTTCGAGGTCGGGAGCGTATCGAACTCGATGTCGGCCCAGGTGTTTTCCGCCGCGCTCGTGATCGTCTGATCGGCGTCAGCCTTCACGATAAAGCAACGCGCCTGCTCCTTCAGCAGGAGCTGTCCGAACTGGTTGAAGATGGCTGCGGTTACCGCGCTACCGCTTCCCTCGCCACCGTCCTTTTGGGACGCCCAGCCGAAGTTCGAAGCGATGCCTCGGTGGAAGAACCCAGCATCTTCATCAACGCCTTCCTTGCTTCGAAGTCGGATAGATGGAAAGGCTCCACCAACAAGCGTGTCCGACGCATCCGCTTTCTCGTGGATGCGGTTGATCATGTCCGCGCCGTTCAGCGACTCGCTGGTCGAGAGATTGTCGACGAAGCTGCTGATCGTGCCAGTGCCGTCCACGTAGGAGAACTGCGCGAGGTCGAAGAACGAATCGGAGGCCGTCAGCGAGAGCGCCATCAGGCCCGTCTGGTCCGTGTTCAGGTAGACCGTCTGCGTTCCGGTGACCAGCGCGTCCAGGGTGGTCTTGTTGAACGTCGTAGCAGACAGGTTGATGCGCTGTCCGCCCGCGTAGATCTTGCCCGCGGTGACGTCGACCTCGGCCGAACCGCCAGAGGTGAAGGTGATCCGCGCGTCCGACGGATCGACTCGACCTGCCGTCTGCCCCGTGCGCAGGAGCATGTCGGTGGGGATCGTCGCATCGAGCGCGCGAACCGACGCCAGCTCATCGACCATCTGGTTGACGGTGGTGCGGATCAGCGTGAAGTTCGTGTCGAGATCCTGCGGATAGTTCGTGTAGGTCGCCGCCGACGTACCCTGCCCATCAACGAAGCTGAGCAGGTAGCCGGTGGAAGTTTCGAGCTTGCTGGCCATTAGAGAATCACCTCATTTCCACTCGCGTCGAGTGCGACGCTATTTCCGAATCCGGCGACGCCCCATGCGCCGTTATCCGCGTAGTACGTGAAGACCCGCCGGCCGAAGCCGAAGCCCTCATCCGTCGAAGCGGTCGCCGTGTCCGTGCTCTCGTCGAGCAGCTGAACCTGACCCGTTCCGCGGATCCTATCAGACGGCCCGATCACGATCCACCGACCGCCGGCGTTCCGCTGGATCTCTACCGCCTTCCCCTGCTGGGCGAACTCCCGGGCACCCTGTCCCGTCGAAGACTTCACGACGACATTCTGGATCACCCGGTTCGCGCCGATGTCCACATCGACCACGAAGACGGTACTGGTGAGCCCAGAGGTGTCGAAGTCGACCACGCGGACGTCGGTCAGCACCGTCCCGCGGCGCAGCTCCTGCCGCGCGCGGATGTCTCGGCTAATCAGCCTCTGCGTGGTGGACTGGGTCACGGGTTCACTCCAGACGTGGTCTCGTAGACCTGGAGCGTAGCAGTCTGCGGCTCCTCACCTCGCTTGATCGACCGGGTGACCTGCGTGACGATGAAGTCGCGCGAGGCGTCGGAGATCCGGAAGCGGTCCCCGGGCTCGAGGCGAAGGTCGTGCTTCATCACGCAGGACCAGCTGTTCCCGCGCTTTCGGGCGGTCCGCAGCTCGCGCAGGGCGATCGAGTCCGCCAGCGTCTGGGTGTCCACCAGGTGGTTCTCGACCGTGATCCCGACGATGTCGATGAACGGCAGGTCGCCCACGCGGGCGACACCGCGGATCTCCTTGAAGACGTACTCGTAGGGCGTCCCGACGATCTCGTACTGCCCGCGGCCGATGGTTGCCTGGATCGTCGAGACCGCGAGCGCCGTCGTGCCCTCGACCAGGCGTCCGATCGGGATCGTGTTCCCGCCTCCGATGCCAGCCCAGGCGTCCGGGATGAAGCTGGTCGAGATGATCGCGGCGTAGAGTACCGTCACGAGAGGCGCGTAGAACGCCCCCTCGATCTCGATCTCGCCGTAGCGGGAGCCTCCGTCGTTGTCGGTCGAGAAGCTGAAGCTCTCGGCACCGAACGGGATGAGCGCGCCCGTGACCGACTGGAGCACGTTCAGGCTGGGGTTGTCCGCCTGCTGCGTCCGATCGTCCGACCACTGGACCGGGATCGTCTCGTCACCACCGAAGAAGCCCAGGGTGACGCTGGCCGTAGCGAGCTGCTGCAGCGGCTGCTCGATCTTGCTCATGTCCGCTTCGAGGCCGATGACCGAGACCTCGTTCGTGATCTCCAGTGGAGAGAACGGGCGGGTGAACTGCTCGAACAGATCCTGGTTCGCGTAGATGACGTCGTAGCCCTTGGTCGAGAAGTTCGGGTACATCTCCAGCACCCCATCTCCCCGGAACCTGGGCATGAACCCGTCGATGAAGCCCAGCTTCGCGAGCGCGACCATCGGGCTCTCGTCCACGATCTGGGTGGACGCCTGGGTCGTCAGCTTCGTTCCCACGCTGAGGCCGATGTCGAACTCCGACGCCTGCATCCCGACGTCGTCTTCGAGGATGGAGGTCATGATCGTGTTCAGCGGCGTCCCTTGGTCGAAGCTCTGGCTGGTGATCGTCTTCTTCAACTGCGCCGCCATGCGGTCTTCGGCGGCGACCTGCAGGATCGCGTTGCCCGCGCGGTCCCGAGCGCTCGCAGCGGCGCGACCGACGATCGTTCCGGTGAAGGTGGTGACCCAGTTCGCTTCCGCCAGATCCTCGTCGCCCTCGATGAAGACGACGCCGTTGCCTTGCTTCAGCCAGTTCGACTCCGACCCACCGTACGGGTCGTAGACGAGCCCGCGATCGGCCACGGCGAAGGACAGGCTGTTGCCTGCGATCGTGCCGTTGGCGAAGTCGCTGCCGCGCTCCGTGAAATCGACCTGGATGACGAAGTCCGTCAGGTCCAACGGCCCAACCGCCGAATCCAAAGTCTCACCTTGAACCAGCCGACTGATGGTGTCGGGGGTGGTGTTGCCGCGGGTCGCGTTGAAGTCGTAGACGTACAGCTTCCAGGCGCGCCGTCGCCCCAGGTTCAGCTGGATTCCTTCGAGGTCTACCGAGAGTGAACGCATATCAGACCTCGCTGACGATCTTGAAGTCCCACTCCACGACTCGATCGATGAGCCCAGTGGTGACAGCGTCCAGCGTGCCGGCAGCGAAGGATCCGATTTCCTTCACGTCGAGCTTGCCGGTCGAACCCCCGACGCGGAGATCGAGCAGGACGATGTTGTAGACCGTGGTCGTCTTGTCGACGGGCGCCCACTGGATGAAGACCTCGGGATCGGCCGCGGCTGGCGGGTTCGCGATCAGCTCGAACATCCGCCGGAACTGGGCTGCGACCATCGAAGCCTTGCCTCCGTTCGCCTCCCAGCGTTCGGTGACGATCACGTCGTCGATGCTGTTGGCGTTCACGAACGTCTGCGTCGTCCCCAGCGTCCGCACCGTTTCCGTGGTGGGCACGTTCAGCGGCTGCTGGTCGAAGTTGATCGTCCGGTCCGGGTTCCGGTTATAGGTGACCAGCGGGAAGCTGGCCGTGGTCGGGTGCGACATCGTGCGAAGCGCCGCCGACGTCAGCGACGAGGCAGGGTCGACGAGCGTGATCGTGGACGTGACCTCGGCGGCCTCCCCAGCCAGGATCTCAAGCGTGGTTTCTTCGGTGGGCATATCAGATTTCCGAGTTGGTGGGTAGGACCAGCCGAATCACCGGATCCGACGAGAGAGAAGAGGGAGAGCTGTAGATCGCGGTCACCTGACCGTTGGCATCCGTCCGACCGCTCGTGTCCGACGTCAGCGTCCCAGGACCGGACTGTAGCTCCATGTAGCAGTTGAGCCCAGGGACCGGATTCCCGTTGTCGTCGGTGACCGTGCCCGTCATCTTGACCCCGCCGTCGAGGTAGACGAAGCGGTCCTGCGTGAGCGTCAGGTTGTAGTTGGGCTCGCTGATGTTCCAGTGCATGATGAACCCGCCGATGAACGGGTCCGGGTCCGCCGAGGCATCCTGCGTCGTCGCGTCGTCCACGTAGTAGAGCAGCGCGAACGCGCAGTTGCCCGCCGCTGCGCCGGCCGGAACGGTTCGCCGAAGCCAAATCGGAATGCAGTCCTCGTCGTCCACCGTGCCCGAGCCGTTGACGGGGACGGCAGAGGCCTGGTTGTACCGGATCTCGAGTGCCTCGGCGCCGCCCCAGGACGTGTTGCTGCTGCCGATCCCCACGACCCGACCGTAGATCCCGAACGGACTGGTTCGATCGTCCGCGATCGTAGGCTCTTCGGCGATCGTTGCGGCAGTGGCCGTGCCGCTGGCCATTAACTCGATGTCGCATCCGCCGCTCTGAATTGGCACCACGTAGAAGCGGAAGTTATTCTCGGACCCCGCGTTCGTCTTGCGGAAGTAGAGCATCCGGTAGTCCTGGAAGCCCGAGTTGATGTCGTCGATGTCCGTGACGTTCGCGAAGACCGATCCGGCCTTGCTAGTGCGAACACGATCCGGACTGTCAGGCAGCGCGGACATCGGGCGGTCGATGGTCGCCGTGTTCCCGACGTAGTCCACCGCCGTGATCCGCCCATACGAACCAGCGGCTGCGCCTGTCAGCACCCACAGCCAGTCTCCGACTTCGGGGTCAACGCCCCCGCCCCCGTCGTCGATCTGCGTGTCATCGACAGTCACGAGATCGGGGCTGGGCCCGTCCAGCGTCGCCTGTCGATAGGGCTCGCTCGCAGAGGTTCCCGTTCCAGCGAACCCGCCGAGCGAAAGCGTAGGGTCGCCCTGGGCGGTATTTGCGGTGGTCGCCCCAGAGTAGATGAACCGTGAGCTGGTTCCAGTGAGCGCCATCAGGCAGTTGCCTCAAGGACGTCCAGCTCCCCGTCGACGTTGTCGCCGTACTCGACGAACGCGAACGCGTTGCCATCCCCGTCCGTCGTCGATCCGGTGGTGAGCAGGGTGCCATGAGCGGGCGTCAGCTTCACGTTCCGGTGTCGATAGCGCACATAGATCGTGTCGCTGGGCCAGGAGCCCACAGGGGTCAGGACGCCGGTGCCGTAGTTGACCGTGTAGTCGGTCGTCTCGACCAGCAGCGTGCCTCCGTTGTCGACGTCATCGCCCTCGTAGACAGCCAGCGTGTTGTCGTCGTCGATCTCGTCTGCTTCGACCGTGTACGTGCCCGCTCCGGTCGCCGTCCCGTCGAAGGACTCCGCCCGCGTCGAGTAGCGGCTGAGCGTGAAGCTCACCTCAGCACCGGAAGCGCGCTGTCCGAGATCGGTGTACGCGATCGTGCGAAGCTGGATGGTCGTGTTCTCGGCCGGCGCGGCGTCCGGCGTGGGCTGAGTGATCCGATTGACGACGAACGATCGGCGCCATCGGATGATTCGCGAGTCAAGCAGATCGGGCGCGTCGGCGGAGTCATCGTTCACAACTTCCGGGTGGCTCGTCCAGGTGAAGAAGCTGCGCGTCGGCGGGTGGTAGTGGACGCTGAGGGCACGCTCGTCCTGGGCGTTGCCGCTGTTGTCCGCGTTGTGCCCTCCGTTCATGATCGGCTCCTGGGGCTGATCGACGAGGCCCAGGAAGGTTCGGCGGTTGTGGACGCGAACCGGTCCGGTTGTCAGCTCGAACGGGTTGAAGTCATGGATCGCGACGTACTGGCGGGTCGCCAGAGACGTGAACGAGCCGGCCGGGTCATCGATCGTCGCTCCGATCTTCTCTCGAGCCGCCGCGTTCGAAGTGCTCAGCACCAGCTCGCCCTTGGGCTTGGCCCAGGTGGAGTCCGGGTCGGGGACGAACTGGACGTGGCCCCAGAAGAAGGTCTCGCCATCGAGGGTGGGCTCCGCGAACGTGTTGCTGTTCGTCGAGTTCACGTTGGTCGGGAGGCCCAGGACTCCGACGCACTCGCCGGTGTCCAGGTCGATCCAGCACCATCGGCGTCCGGTGTTCGTGCCGCCATCGAAGTTCGCACGCTCGACCGTCTGCAGAGCGAGTCCTTCCGGATGACTCGTGATGCCCCGGAGCATGCCAGCGGACGCGCTCGTCTCGCCGGTGTAGTCGGACGTGTCCGTCATCCCCTCGAAGATGATGACCGTGGTCGGCCGTTCTTCCGGGTTCGTGTCGTCGGCCTCCCAGTAGCCTTCGGTGCCGGTCGTGCCGTTCGAGCTGGTGATGAAGTCGTCGGGCAGGTTAGGCCAGAGGCTCGTGGCCCCAGGATCGCCGGTGAGCGCGTCGATCTCGTAGTGGCCGGACGCGGTGACGTTCGTGTTGTAGCAGTAGACCTTCTGCTGGCCTGTCGAGAGGTTCGGCTGCCCCATCTTCAGGCGGCGCTGGGTACCGCCGTACGTGTTCTGGATCTCTCGCCACCAGCCCGTGCTGGGGTTCAGGCAGAGCGCGTCGCGCGAATGCGTGTTGATGCGCAGCGCGTCCGCACCGAGCGTGTCCTCTTTCGTGATGAGGCAGTGGAAGATCAGCTCGTCGCGGATGTGGTGATAGACGGCGTAGTTATGCGCACCGTTGAACGTCCGTCCATCGCCGATGCCCATGTTCCAGCCCGTCGACGTCGTGTTGCCGCCAGTTGGCGCGTCGCGCGCGATCACCTCGGTGACGTAGGAGTCCACGAACGACTTGAGGTCGCGGATCTCGACGATCTCCAGTCCAGCCATCAGCTCTCTCCCTTGTCGAGCAGCTTCGTGTCGGGCCCGAGCCCGAGCTTCTCCATCGCATCGAACGCGTTCGCGAAGACCGGGTTGGCCTTCTTCATCGCGTCGATGCCGTTCTTGATCGCCTCTTCGGGCGTGATCGCCAGGGCCTCTTCCTGCCGCTGGGCGATCCTCTCGTTGACGTCAGCGGTGCGCTTGAGTTCGAGGCGAATGCCTCGCAGTTCCTGGATCAGCTCGCATGCGAGATCGGCGTCCATAGTGTCTCCGTATTAGATGGCCGCGGCCGGTGCGCTGCCGAATGCCAGCGAGGCCGTGTCCGTGGTATCGCCGCCGGACGAGCCGATGCCCGCCCGCGTGGCGTCAAGGATGCCCGAAAGGATTCCGGTCTGCACGCGCGTCTCCTCGAGCAGCGGGTCGATCGCCTCGGCGATGTTCCGCCCGACGTTCGCGATCGCGATCTCCGTGGGCCCCGCGACGATGCCGCGCACGGCCTGCGTGCTCGTGACGGCCGACTCGACGTTCGCCGAGGAGCTGGTCGCCTGGTTCCCGCCTCCGCCGAGGAGCGCGGTGAGTCCCTGCAGGGCAACGAACTGGAGCGCGCCCGAGAGCGCCTGGCCGAGCGGGCCGGCGGCTTCGCCGAAGACGGAGCTGAGCGCGGGCCCGAGCGCCTCCGCTGCGGAGTTGAACGCCTCCTCCAAGATCCCCTGGGCCTGATCGATCGACGTCTGGAAGCCCTTCAGGAGCGCGTCCGTCGACGCCTGCTCGAGAGAGCTGCGCAGGGTGCCCAGGAAGTCGCCGCCTTCGAGACCGGCGCGCAGCCCTTCTTGGAAGCTCAGCGAGATGCTCTCGGAGAGATCCTGGGGGATGTCCGTGGCTTCGAAGCCGGCATCCTGCTGGATTCGGCTCGTGTTCCGCGCGGCACGCTCGAAGAAGTCGGGTCCGGCTGCGTCCTCGCGGTCCGCCCGCGGTGCAGTCAGAGCGCCCTCCAGGCTGTCGGCAAGGTCCAGGAGGCCCTGCTGGAACGGCGTCAGAGCGGCCTCCGCCTGCGCCACGCCCTCCTCGACCCCGAAGCCCAGGGCGGCGCCCACGTCGCCCAGGTTCCGGCGAGTCTCCTCCGCGGCGGCTTCCAGGAACGCCTGCGACTCCCGCACGCGCGCGGCCTGCGCGGCGGCCTCCTCGTCGCTGAAGATGCCCCCGCGGAGCCCGACGGCGCGTCCGAGGCGCGTCAGTCCGTTGGCGAACCGCGCGAGTCCGTTGCGAGCGGTCGCGAAACCCGTGATGATGCTGTTCACGGCCAGGTTCACGATGTCCTTGAAGAGGCCGAAGAGGTCCGCGAGCACGCGCACGGCGGTGGTGACCCGCGAGATGCCCGCGCGGACCGCCTCGAACGTGCTGGAGAGGCCGACAGCCGCCCGCAGCCCGTTGGCGAGCCCCGCGACCAGCCGCTCTGCCAGCCCATCTGCGAAGTCGAAAATGGCCTTCGTCAGTGTTTGCGTTACGGGCGTCGCGCGCTGGAGGATCGAGAAGAAGCGGATGATCTCGTTCCGCACGGCGTTGAACGCCTGGGCGAAGGTGAAGACCACCTCGCCGTTCCGCAGGCGCTCCGTGAACGACGCGACGGCGCGCTCCAACGCCGGAAACACCGTCTCCGCGTTCAGCTTGCCCTGCCGACCCAGCTCCTTCAGGTTGCCGATGCCGGTTCCCAGCTCGTCCGCGAGAGCCTGGGCGAGGGGCGGCAGGTTCTCTCGGAGGGACCGGAGTTCCTCACCGGACAGGTTGTCGGAGGCGAGACCCTGACCGAGCTGCAGGAGCGCCGCGCTGGCCTCTCGAGCCGTCGAACCAGACACGAGGAGCGAGGCGTTCAGGCCTTCGACGACGTTGACCAGGCGCTCGGTGCCGACGCCCAGGTCGCGAGTACCGACGGAGAGGCGCTGGAATAGGCGCGAGCTGTCGGCGATCGATTGACCGGTGCGGTTCGAGACCTCGAACAGGCGCTGCTGGACGGAGGCGAAGACCTCGGTCGAGTTCGTCACCGTGCGGATCCGGTTGCCTACCTCGGTGGCCGCATCGCTCACGCGGAGGATGGACCCCACCGTTGCCGCACCGAAGGCGGCCGTCAGCGCGATACCCAGGCCGCGGACTGCCGTAGTCGCTAGGCGACTCGAACGGCCGATGCTCTGAATACCGCGCGTGGCCCGAACGGTGCCGCGGGTCGTGACGACGATGTTGACATTCTCGGTGACCATCAGCGATTCCTTGCACGGAAGTTCGAGACTGCGATTTCGACACCGTCGCGGGCACCCGCCGCGATCTCACGGGAGACAAACCCAGCTGCCGCCTGCGGCGAATAGCCCCGGTTCAGCAGCTCAATGTACGGGGCGTTATTCGTGATGTAGAACACGTCTCCGACTCGAATCTGGGCCGCCAGGGCACGAATCCGGGCAGGAGCTGCCACGGCCTGCGGATCCAGAGTCGACGTGGGCAGAATCGGGGGAGCGTTCAGCCCAGGTACCCAGTTGCCGCGAGCGAATCCCGTGTCGACCGGCGTCGCAGGCACCAGCCGATCGCCTACGTTGACCGCGACCTCGCGCTGAATGTCCGCGACGAAGTCACCCAGCCTCTTCGAGACTCGGCGCAGTCGACGGTCCAGTCTGTTCAGGTTCGTCCGGATCAACGAAGTTCTCTCGGTGGTCTGCGTACGAGACCAAGGTAGCAAAGTCGTCGGGATGGCTGACGAACCACTCGTAGACCTCCTGCTCGCTCATCTCCGGCTCCGTCGCGGTCACGACGCCGAACGCGTAGGTACGCATCGCGAGATCGAGTTGTTCCTCTTCACTCACCCGCCCGAGCTGCAGCGCAAGCGCCCTGGGCGCCAACCAGTTCCGCACCGCGGCGTCGTAGAGCGTGTTCAGGTCGCGATCAGCAGGTCCGAACTCCATCACGAGGCCGTCGTGGGCCTCGAACTCCATCCGTAGCGTTTTCACTACATTTCCCCCTGATCGACCAACGATTTGATGCGGCGGGCGAGCGATCGACCCTGCTCCGTCTTCGCATTCGCGGCGCCGCCCTTGCCGGCCGACTCGTCGACCTGCATCTCGCGGATGTAGGTGCGCATGGCGTCACCCTTGCCTCCCATGAGGTCGGCGACGGCAGCTTGCACGCCCCAGGCCTGGAACACGCGTTCCTTGCCCTCGGCCTGGATCTCGATCTCGAGCGCGGCGTTGAACTGGTCGTCGGTCAACTCGTGGACGAGTCGCTCGGGGCTGCTTCCCCATCGGCGGGCGAGGAAACAGAGTCCGGCCCACTCGGCGCGCTCTCGGTCTTCTGGGGAGACGACAGCATCGGAGCCAGCAGGCCTGCTGTTTTTCCCACGAGGCCACCGCCGGCCTCCGTGATGATGTTCAGCTCCCAGACCGCCTGGGCGATCACGGGGACGTCCTCCCAGTCGAGGTCGTCCCAGTCGAGGTCGCCCAGGTCGCAGCTGAGTCGGCAGATCTCGGCGACCTCGTCTTCGGCATGGGTGAAGATGGTCGCGAGCGAGAAGTCGACCTGCTGTCCCTGCATGGCCGTGAACTTCTCGAAGATCTTGGCGATGCGGGGCTTCAGCTCCGCGCGGTCGCGCATCTTCCACTTCCGGACTTTGACGGTTCGTTCTCCGCCGCACACGTCGACGGAGATGACTCGGGGATGACTGATGGAATCCATTTGTTAGTTATCTTTCTGGGGAGTATCGTGGAGCGGGGCCGACACGTCCGACTATGACATCGTCGGTGTCGGCCCCGTCCTGGGGTGGCGGTTGCTGCGCCGGGGGGTAAGCGTTACGCGCCGGCCTCCGTCTCGCTGGACAGCTCCAGCGTACCGAAGCGATCGGTGCCGCCGGCGTCGTTGATGTTCAGGCTCAGCGTCGCCGTGCCGAACTCTTCCGCGCCGAAGGTCAGGGCGTCGTCCGTGATGATGATCGTGGCCGAGGGGATCGTCCAGATGAAGTTCACGCCGATGTCCGTGAGGTGCTTGATCACAACCGATCCGTCCACCTGATTCCGGGTGAAGGGCTTGAGCGGGACGTGCGCCTTGCGGTCGTACGTGTAGTCGACGTCCACCGACTGGCCCTGCCGAAGCTCGGCGGTGCCGTTCTTCGAGGACGCCGAGTCGAGGTCCAGGAACCGGAGCCGGCCGTCGAGGGGCGAGGTCACGTAGTCCGTGTTCTGGGTCAGCGTGTGGCTGGGCGTGTAGGTCGCGAGGATGGCCTCGCCGTTGGTCACGTCCGTGGCGACACCGCCGACGAAGAACTGCAGGTCGCCCGAAGTGGCGCCGGTTCCGACCACGACCTCAACCTCGTTGCCCGAGGCTGCGGCACCGACCGCGATGGGCGTGAAGGCCACACCGGCCACCGTGACGCTCGTGACGTCGCCGACGATGAGGGGCTTGTAGTCGAGCGAGAACTCGCCGGACGTCGCGCCCAGTGCGCCGGTTCCCGTGCCGACCGCTTCGTCGGTGATGGTCGAGCAGGTGACGGTCCAGCTCGTGTCGTCCACGTCGCCGTTCACGACGTTGGCCCAGGTGCTCTCGGCGTCGGTGCCGGACGGGACGGTGACCGCCTCGTTCGTGATCGCCGCTGCAGCGTCCGCGCTGACCGCGGTGACGTCCTGGGATGCGAAGATGTACTGGGCGACGTCGGACTTGAAGTTGAAGACCTCGAGCTGCATCGAGACTTCCAGCGAGCCGACGATCTCGCGATCGACCGTGAGCGGACCGGAGTCACCGCGCTGGAGCTGGAGCAGCTCGATTTCCTTCTGCAGCTCCTGGCCGCCCAGGATGCCCAGCTGGACCTCCGAGCCGCCGGTCGGCGTGAAGAACACGGTCGAGAAGCCGAGAAGCAGATTGTCCCTCGTGAACGTGTCCGAGGGTCGAGTTTCGACAGGCATGAAAATCCTCCCGGCTGCCCGTTACGGCGCAGCCCTGTCAGTGAAGTATACCCAATCGGCGGCCTGGATCACCTGGTACCAGGCGCCGTCACCGCCGACGTGCTGTGCCGCGGTGCGATTCCGAAAAATGACGGTGGCGAACCTCGCCGAACCGTCAAGAAAGCCTTGGGCCGCGTAGGCCAGATCGTTCACCTGTCCGAGGCCTCGGCCCTGCCGGACATAGGTCTCGATCGTGAAGCGACCCTGCTCCTGGAAGAAATTCGTCGCCACCGAGCTGGAGAGCGGTCGGTGCCCGTCGTCCGTGATGCCGGTGGAGAAAACCCTCACCCAGGCGTCCTCGAGCCCAGGCTTGAGGTCCGACGGGTCGAACTCGGTGTTCGGCCAGCAGATCGGGACGTCCGGGTAGGCCGCCGTCCAGTAGGTGTCGAAGGCCGTGAAGATCTCGCTCTGGAGGTCGCGCGGGGAGAAGTCAGCCATCAGACCCTCACGATCAGTTCGTAGTAGAGCGTCGTGCCACCAGGGTTCTGGGGGCGTGCGGCCGTGACCGAGTACTGGCGCCCACCGCGATCGATCACCCAGTCCGTGCCCATCTCGGCCGGCAGGGCCGACTCAGCGGTCACCAGGACGCGCCCACGGTGCTCCTCGACGGGAGTGGAGCCTCGGCCGATGCCGGCGCCCGTGGTCGTGAAGGGATCGTTCGAGAGATCGAAGAAGACCGCCGTCGCCGAGATCGCCTGCACGTCGGCGCCGCTGACCTCCGGCCCCTCCCAGGGCTTCGCGGAGTCCTCGAACGTGGACGCGGCGCGGCGAAGCGTGACCGCCTCACCGAACTCGGCCAGCAGAGCGTCAGCCGTCGCCTTCAGGCTTGTGTAGAACGCGCTGCTCAAGAAATCGTCCTGTTAGTTGTCGAGTTCGGCCTTGGCCTCGTCGGCAGAGATCGCCCGGTTGTTCGGGTTCTCCGGGACAGCCGGGGGCTCCGGGATGCCGCCTTCGCGGGTGATACGGTTCTTGTCCAGCTCGGCCTGCCGCGCCTCTTCGCGCTGCCGGGACTCTTCCTCGCGCTGCGCGCGTTCCGCGGCTGCTTCCTCGGCGGCCTGCGCCTCGCGCTCCTTGGCGAGCGCCGCACGCTCCGCCTGCAGCTGAGCCTCTTCCGCCGCTTCGTCGCGTGCCTTCTCCGCCTCTTCGGCCGCCTTGGCGGCGCGCTTGGCGAGCAGCTCCTCGACCTTCGCCTGCCGCGCCTGAGCCTCTTCCTCGCGGATCATGGCTTCGATCTCGCGTCGCTCGGACTCCTCGGCTGCGCGGACGGCTCGCTCGGCCAGCTCGCGCTGCTGCTCTTCCTCGCGTCGGCGGGCGTTCAGCTCACGGCGAAGCTCGCGCTTCTCCCGGAGCTTGCGGTCCTCGTCGGCCTGGAGGCGCGCCTCTTCGCGACGAATCGCCGCGTTGTCCACGATCCGCTTCTTGCCGGGGACCTTCTCCGGGCAGCCGTCGTCGCGCAGCTCGATGCTCTGGCTGTACCAGAGTGCCTTCAGGCGGCGCGCGGAAATGCCATCTCGATCGCAGTCGACCGGCTCGCCCTGCTCGACGCGGCGCTTGCCGTCGCGGCCATGAACGATGATCGCCTTGCGGAAGACGTAGTCTGCATCAGGGCCAGCATACCGCTGGCGCCAGTGGCGTACGGGGCGAATGCGCTGCCGTGTGCTGGGCGCGCTGACCTCGTCGTTGGGGGTCTGCTCGTTGCTCTCGTCGCTCACTGGAAATTCCTCCATCGCTGGGGCCCAGCATAGCCCATTCGAGCCATGCTGGACCCCGCGTTGGCAGTCGTCGGGTCAAGCCCGACTGCGTCTTACGACGCGGTGACGTCGTCGAAGAAGTAGCCCAGTTCGGAGGCCACCAGCTTCTGGTCGTACGCCTGATCGATCTCGACCCGATCGGACTCGAGATGATCCATGCGGAACCGCTTCATCCGCATCCCGTTCTGGCTCGCGCCCAGGAAGCCGGTCCACGAGAACGTGTAGCCAGCCGACGGGGTCATGATGCCGGGGTTGGGGGCGGAGTAGCAGAGCAGCGCGTCCAGCCCCGTTCCGATGAACGCGTGGCTGTCCGTGGCACCCTTGAGCGCGGTGTTCTGGACACCTTCCATCACGAGGATCTGATCCAGCTCGAAGAGAGCGGCCAGGGACTCGCGAAGCGCGCGGGCCGGACCCGAGGTCTGACCGCGGTCGAGGCGGGCGATGATGTCCGCGTTGTCGACGAGGATGTCGTAGGCCTGCTTGCCGAGCACCATCGTGTTCGGCTTGATGCCCGTGTTCTGGAGCACCGTGCGGACGCCCGTGCGGACGTCCTCGATCGGCGTGCCAGCGCCATCCCAGGCGAGACCGGAGTTCACGTCCGTGTCCCAGACGCCGGACGTGAAGAACGTCGAGGCCCAGTTGACCTCTCGGTTGATCAGCGCCTTCTGCGTGAGGAACTCGGTCGCCTCGCGATCGGGCGAAAGCGGGCTGTCCGCGTTCGCGCGCACCTGATCCGCGATGTCCTTGTGCAGAGCACGGACGGGCGCGGAGTAGGTGCTGGTCGTCAGCTTGTAGTTCGCACCGGCCGACTCGGTTCCGGGAGCCCGGAGTTCCATGTCGTCTCGGTTGAACTCACCACGCGGGTACTCGTAGTACACGTCCGACTGGTGCATCACCGGGATGTTGGGGAACACCCGGTCGGCCACGAAGGCGTCCTGCGACTGCATGAACGCGATCGAGATGTTGGTGAGGGGGCCGTCGACGTGAACGTCGGAACGGCTCGGCTCGATGAACGGCATTGCTCGTTCTCCTTGTCAGAGCGCCTGAATTAGGCGGTGTGGGGTGCAGCCAGGGGCGAAGCGACGACACGAACGATCGTGCCAGCCGCGCCGGTCTCGAGAGCGACACCGACGGCCATCTGGTCGACCGGGATGGCCGCGAGGGACGCCACGGAGGCGACGCCATCGGCCACGGCCACGACGACCTGATCCTGGGTCACGCCACCGGTGCCCACGAGCATCTCGCAGATGCCTTCGAGCTTGGCGACGGGGACCGAAGAGCCGGACGCGACCGTCTCGGCACACACGCCCACGATCGCGGACGTCGCGCCGGCCTGAACCGCCGCACCGGACGAAATCGCAACGAGTTCGCCATTGGTGAGCGCCTCGCCGGCGGTGAGGGTGATGGTCTGAACTCCATCGTGAGAAGCCATTGTGACTTCCTCCTTCTAGCTAGGGGCCTTAGTTGGCCGCCCGCTTGATCATCGCCTCGCGATGCTGGTTGTAGAGATCCTTGCCCTCGGGCGTCGCCAGAACGATCTGGTACGCCTTGGCGAAGTCCTTCACCGGATCGAGACCGAGCTTGATCGCTTCGGCCTTGGCCAGGTCGTCGAGCTTCGTCTCGGACGCGGACTTGGTGAGCTGCGCGCCCTGCGGCGTCGCCGGAGCGTCGTTCGAAGCCTCGTTGCTGGTGCCCAGGGACTTCGTGACGTCCTCGCTCGCCGAGTTGCCGGCCTTGAGGGCCTTGAGGGCGGCTTCGCGGTGCTCGGGGTTCTCGATCGACTCGACCGACTTGAGCAGTTCGGCGCGCTGCTTGACCGTGCCCGGCAGGTTCGCCAGCTCGATCTCCGCTCGCTTCTCGAACTCCTGGTCCGCCTTCTCGGCCTTGAGGGCCTCGATCTCGCGGTCCTTCGAGTCCTTCTCGATGATCGCAGCCACGAGCCGCGGGTCATCGCTCTTCGTGAAGACCGCACCGTCCGCCGCCGTGTAGACGACGTTCGGGTCTTCGCTCTTCGCGACCTCTTCCTCGACCGTCTCTTCCGCCTTCTCGACGGGCTTGACGATCTCGGCGCGCTCGTCGGCCGACTTGGCCAGGAACGCGTCCTGGTCTTCGGCCTTCTCGATCGCGTCGAAGTGCTCGCGCTGGTCGGCGGGGAGTGCCACGATGGCCTCGAGTCGCTCGACGCTCTTCTTCAGTTCCTCGTCCATTTGGACTTCCTCCTCTGTGGGGGCTGCAGCAACCTCGGGGAAGTTCTTCTGGATCTTGCCCAGCGTCTCTTCGTCGAGATCCTGCTTGCTGATCATGGCCATCACTGCGGTGACCATGTCCTCACGAGATACCTCGTGCGTGTGACCGGCATTCATGACGATCTCGATGTTCCCGAGGTCGTCACGTACCGCGCCGTGTGAATGTTCGGACGCTCCGTCCGCGCCGGCATAACCGACGGTGAAATCGCCGTCGTCCGGCCAGAACCGAATGACGTGTGCGTGGCCGTCTTCGACCGAAGAGACCATCTCGATCGATCCGCTCTTCTCGACCTTGCCCTCGTCGTCTTCCTTCTCGACGTAGTCCTTGCCCTTGCGCTTCATGATGACGGCCTTGGCCGGAGCCTGCGCGGGGCGGTCGACGCTCGAAAGCTCGTCGATGCGGAACTTCTTCATCTTCTGTCGCTTCGCGTGCCGCATAACTTACTCCTCGACGGGTTCGTTCTCGATGTAGGCGCCGCCGATCGAGAAGCCGGTGTACTCACCGGACTTGAACTTTTGGAGAACTTCCGGGCTCGGCTCCACCGCGACCATCCAGCCGGTGCGGTCGGTCGTGATGCCGAATGCCTTCGCGATCTCGTCCGTGAGCGGGAACTCATGAACGACCGTGCCGTCCTTGAAGACGTGCATGTCGCCCGACGTGCGATCCGTCTTCGCGAAATCGGTGACGGCTTCGAGCATCGCGTCCTCGGGAATGTGATCGCCCTGGGAGTCGTAGAACTCCTCACCGTTGATCTTGCAGACGATCCCCCAGCCGAACACGAGACCCAGCTCGTCGTCGACCTTGGCGATCTGCTCGCACTTCGTGAAGGACTTGCTCAAGAGTTGCGTCTCCCTAGACGCGCAGGGGGTACGCACGCCGTAGGCAGTAGAATGGCAGATCTAGAGCGAAGGCGCCACGAGAGAGCGGGAGACGACGCAGCGGCAGCTTGCGACTTCCCGAGCCGGGGCGCTCGAATCGCCCGGGTAGCGCAGCATGATGCCGCTCCCGGACATGAACGCTTGGCCCAGCGGGCGGGTCTGGCCGTCCATGAACCCATGGCTGTCGCGCTGGCGGCCGTCGACCAGCGTGTGCCAGGTCTGCTCGACCGTGCGGGCGTCGAGTCCGCGGTCCACCGCCTGCGCCCACATCTCGGCCTCGCCTGCGTTCACGGCTGCGAGCGCCTCGGTGCTCCCGATGACACGCGCGCGGTGCGCGAGGAGCTTCCCCTCGTAGCGCTCGACCATCCGATCGATCTGGGCGCTCGAGAGCTGCTTGCCGGCTGCGATCGCGCGACGCACGGTCCCGTCGAACCGCCGGTCGCGGAGCGCGCGGGCCAGCGCCTGAGAATCGAGATTCGTAAGGAGCCGCCGGTAGTTAGCCACCGCCTGCGCCTGCTGACCTGTGAGTCCGATCGATCCCTGGATGGCGCGGGCGATCTGGTCCGGGCGCAACCCCTGCTGGATCCCCTGCTGGAGGGACACGGCGAGCGCCTGAGCCTGCTGGGCGCTCAACTCCCGCACCAAGCGGGCCTGCGATGCCTGGATGGCATTTACCCCGCGGGGGGTCAGGGTGTCGAAGCGGATCAGCGGGACGGCGCGCGACTCGCGCAGCGCGGCGGCGACCGAGACCCCGGCGCTGACGTAGGCCGCCGTGATCGCCTCGTTCAGACCCGGGCCGATGTCTTCGATCAGCCGCATCGCGGCTTGCACCTGGCCGCTTTCGATCAGCGCGACGATTTCTTCGAGGGACTGTAGACCTTTCGCCTCACTCACCAGCTGGAGGAAGGTTCGGCGGATGTTCGAGTCCGCTGCGTCGATCAGTGCGATCGTCCGGCCCAGGTCGTCCAGGTTGCTCGGAATGAATTCCGCAGCTGCCATCGAGTAGCCTCGTTAGGTCGTATTCGTGCGCCCAGGGACCAGCTCCGTAGCTGGCTCCTGGTTGCCCCATCAGATGTTGCCGTTCCCGCCGACGCTGTAGTCGAAGGTCAGGAAGACGGACTCCTGCGAGCCAGTGACCGTCGCGCCCTGCAGCGTGCCACCGATGAAGCACTTCAGGTACTCCTGCACGATGGCAGGGAACCGCGTGCCCGCGGCCTGGCCGACGTTGGTCGGGCTGAAGTACTCGGTCTCGTCTTCGGTCTCGAGGTCGCCGACCTTCTTGCGCGTCAGCACTCGCTTCGTGTTCGACCCTGTGCTCGTTGCCGTCTGCACGGTCGCATCGTCGAGGATGGCCTTCGCCAGCTCGTAGCTCGCGTGAACGACGTCGGCGGGGATCTCGTCCGTCGCCACCGCGTCGCCGTCGCAGTCGACGACTCCCGTACGCGGCCACGCGAGCGCCTGCGGCGTCGCCTTGTCCGTGGGCTCGCCCACCCAGCGCTGCTTGTCGAGAATGGTCGAGGCCGTCACGAGCGCCTTCGCCCTGTCGGTGCTCGAAGCCGCGTCCCAGTTCGTCGTGTTCAGCTGCCCGAGGAAGTACGTGGTCGCGCTGACCGCCTGGGGGCTGTCCGAGACAGTGTCGTTCGACAGCTCGCCGTAGACGTCGAAGGTCTTTCCGCCGATGCTTACCTGACCCATGGATGCCTCACTTGTTGATGTCCTGGCGCCATTCGATCTCGCCCTTCGCGATCGTGAAGATGTCGGCGCTGGGGTCGGTCTCCTGGAAGTCGTAGAAGAGAGTCCCGAGCTGGTCGGCTTCGCTGGTGCTCAGGTTGAAGCTGACCGTGTTGGAGCTGACGACGCCGGTCACGGTGAAGACCTCATTTGTGGCGTCCGACGGGTCGCTCTCGGTGTTCACCGTGAGTTCATAGCTGTGCCCAGTGAGGTCGCGGGCGTTTCCGTCCTCGTCCAGCAGCGTGAACCCGAAGGGCTTGGTGTCGCCGCGGGTCAGGCAGATGTTGATCGCTTCGGGGCAGCGGTTCAGGGTCGTGGGCATGTCAGCTCCGTACTTCGGCGGTGTTGGCCTTGTCGGTGACCGTGATTGTAGCGGATCCGGCCGTGACGGTGGCGGAGGCCGCTCCTGCCGTGACGGAAGCCTCCGCGGCGGCAGCCGTGACGGTCACGTTCGGCGTGGTCGCAGTGACGGTCGCGTTCGCGGTGACCGCGGTGACGATGAAGAGCGCCAGCCCGTCGGCGATCGCGTTTCCGCGGGGCTCAGCGAAGATGGTGGCCGTTCCACCCAGCTCCGAAGCGAGGTCAAGGATCAACGACCCAGTCGCATCGAGCAGGGCATCGGCCGTGAGTTCGGTGGCCCCCAGGAGCGTGAGCACGCCGTCGGCGTCGAGAGCAGCCGCCGCGTCCATCTCGGAAGCACCGGCGAGTTCGAGCTGCGGAGCTGCGTCGAGAGTCGCGTCCGCGGAGAGTTCGCTGTCCGCCTCGAACGTCAGTTCGCCTTCGGCGTCGACGGTCGCGTCCGCGGAGAGTTCGGAAGTGAGTTCGCCGGCGAGACTCGGGGTGGCGTCGAGGGTCGCGTCGGCTGCAAGCTCGGAATCGACGGAGATGGCGAGGGACGGAGCCGCGTCAACCGTGGCGTCGGCGGAAAGCTCGATCGCACCCGAGACCAGGATCTCGCTTTCAGCGTCGAGGGTCGCGTCAGCGGAGAGTTCGGAATCGACGGAGATGGCGAGGGACGGAGCGGCGTCGAGAGTCGCGTCCGCGGAGAGTTCGCTGTCCGCCTCGAACGTCAGTTCGCCTTCGGCGTCGAGGGTCGCATCACCCGACAGCTCTGCCGAGGCGTTGGCTCCCAGAGAAGGAGCCGCGTCGATGGTCGCGTCTCCGTCCAGCTCGGCTTCGGGGACCTCATAGGAGATCTCCAGGATCGGGTTGAGGCTGGCTGCCTCCGCCGAGTTGATGTTCCACATCTGGCCGGCAGACGCGGATGGAACAGCCAGAATCGCCATCGGAACACCGCGTGCAGTGCGGTTAGTTTCGTTGTCGTTGAAGATGTTCTGGGCGTCGGTCAGGAACCCGGAATCAGTGGTGACCACATCGCCGGTGCCGGACCCGGCGTCATTCCACTCCAGCCAATCCCCGGACGTAACTACCCCGTTCAGGAAGTTGGTGAAGAACCGAGCGGAGCCGCCTTCCCAGCCGGCGTCCGCGGCTCCCGTGCGGTTCGGGTACGGAAGAGACGCTGCGCTGGTTCCGTACTCACCCCATCCGAGATCGGACGCCTGCACGTTCCAGGTGCCATCCAGCTCCAGGAAGCCGACGCTGACGGTATGAGCCGCGGTTCCCGTCTTCGTGTTTACGTGGATGCGGAAGCTGACAGAAGTCAGTTCCGCTCCAAGCGGGATGTCCGGCTCGAAGATGAACCAGGTGGCCTGGTTCTGGAGGCTCTTCTGGACGCTGCCGATGTTATGCGTAGACGCCGACTGGGTGGTCGGGTTACCGGTGGGGCTGGCGTAGTTGGTGAAGAAGTCAGCTTGGTCGGTCGGAGTCGGGTTTACCGATACGGTAGGCATGGTCTACCTCCGCCGGATCGGCTCAGCACTCACCGTGCGCGTCGGTCGCGTGTAGTCTTCGTACCGCGTTCCATCGTCTTCGGATTGCAGCTCCCGCTTGATCTCACGCGGAGCGTTCTCGACCGTCTCGTCTCCGAATCGCACCTTGACGCCGTCGGCCATCTCTTCGAACACGTCGCGTCCGTACGTGTTGGTTCCGCGCGCGACATAACGCGAGTCGGGGTGCGTCGGCAGCTCCCACTCGACGAAGTCCACATCCAGCTCCCGGGCGTCAATCGTCACCAGATCGGTGTCCATGACCAGCCGGGCGATGGCTCCGGCTACCGCCGCAGAAGCCACGGTCACCCTGTTGGTGACGATCGGAGGGTGTACGACGACAGGCCACCCTCGCAGTGTCAGCAGGCGGGAATCCATTTTGACCTGCTGGATGTTCGAGATCAGCAGCGCCCCGGTGAAGTTGCGTCCCGCGATCGGGCGGATGCCCCACCAATGCAAGGGCAGCCACGGCTTCGAGATGAAGTCCGGAATGCCCACCCGCTCGAAGTTGGCCTGACCGAAATCCTCGAACGTTTGAGGCCGTCGGCCAGCCCGGCGGGTACTCTCAACATGATCAACGTAGGCGTTCAGCAGCGGACCGAGGCACGCCTCCTGATTGATGCAGGTCTCCTGGAAACCGAACGTGTCGTTCTCCTTCAGGAACTCCTGCATTCCCTGGTGCCATAGCATCCGGATACCGGAGGCCGTAGCGCTGGGCAGCGTGCGCACGTCGACCAGCTCCACGCCGAGGCGCGGGAAGACCACCGTCTCCACGGGTCCGAATGCGTCGGCCATGGGCCACCCCCTACTAGGCCAGGGTGATGCCCAGAGCGTCCGCCGGGAAGGAGAACACGTCATCGGCCACGACCGCGCGGGACGTGGTGAGCGCGCCGTGGAAGAGCAGGTTGCCGCCGCTCGAGGCGTCGAAGACGCCCACGTGGGTCACCGTGCCCCAGGAGCCCGTCGCCGTCGGGAACGTGATCGCCGAGGTGTTGCCTGCGCGGGTCGCCGTACCGGAGATGGTGAACCCACCGGTGACGGTCACGCGCGCGTACGAACCGCCCGAGACCTCGGTGCCACCGCCCGAATCCGACGGTGCCGCCGTGAAGAGCGCGACGTACACGCTCGTCGGAGAGGTGTACGCGTTGTTATTCAGGATGTGATCCAGGAGTTCGCTCTCCAGGTAGTCACTCATCGCCGCCATGTTCAGTCCTCACTCTGTGCAGAATTGTCGTCCTGCATGTCCTCGTTCGGGTCGTTGCTTGCCATCAGGCTGACGAGGGCGTTCAGGTCGACCTCGTTCTGATCGGACAGGCCCATGATCGAACGGATCTCGTTGATCGCCGGGTCATCAGGGGCCAACATCGCGCCGGCCGACGCCATGGACTGTAGCGCAGTGGTGATCTCCGCCACGTCCTGGAACGCGATCTGCTCCGTCCGGAAGGTGGGCATCTTGTCCTCGGGCCACCCGTTGATCCGGAAGAGCGTCTTCACGACGTCGTTCTGCATCGCCCATCGGATCTCCTTCAGCGAGGAGTCGACCATGAGCGCGAAGTTGTCGCTCTTCTGCTTCGACATCGCGAACGAGCCCGCGCCGTCCGACCCAAGCATCAGCTCTTCGACGCCCATGATCCGCGCCATCTCCCGGTTCAGCCGTTCGATCGCGGTGGCCACGGCGACGGCGGAGTCCGCGCTGCCCGAGGTCATCGTCTCGACGTCCCACTGCCGGTTCGCCGTCGGGGTCTGCGTGTCGCCCAGGCCGGTGTACACGGCCGAGTCGATCATGAGCCCTGCGTTCGGGCGCCGCGCGTGGTCCGCGAGGAAGCTGACGAGTGCGGAAGTCGCCGCGGTCGCCTGCTCCTGCGTGATCTTCCCGCTCATCAGGTTCGTGTTGATCTGCGCGAGCGGAGCCCGGACGATCGGCACACCTTGCAGATCCATCTCGTAGCCGTAGGTCTCGAGCCGCTGCAGCTCCGCGAGCGTTTCCGCCGGCTTCGTCAGCTGCCGCAGGATGCCCAGGCCCTCGGGCGAGTCTTCGAGCGCATCGTCCACCACGTAGACCGTCTTGGCCCGAGGCAGGTAGATGTACTCGAAGCTATTCGGGTTCTTCTGGATGCAGCCGATGACGTTGCCGTCCGCTTCCGTGTCCCACTGCTCGATCGTGTTCTGCGGTCGGGGCGCGATGTCGAGAAGCCCGAAGGTTCCGTCCTCTTCTCTCTTCGCAATCCATTCTTGTACCGAGAACCCGTAAAACCGGTACATTCCAGCCGAACGAACGACTCGGGTCCACGGTCGGCGCATGTTGTTGATGATCGACTCGACTTTTTCTGCCAGTTCTTCCGATTCAGCGGTGGTGTCCGCCGGGTCGAGCGTCCAGTTCGCCTTGGACAGCAGGTTCAGGTAGTAGCGAGTGCCGGCCGCGACGATCGAGACATTCGCGATGATGTCCTTCCAGGTCGCATAGCGTCGGGTGCCGACGAGGTCCGCGTTGCTCTCGTCGCGCTGGACGAAGCCGCCGGTGACTCGGAAGCCGGCCGTACCGCGGATGTCGATCGGGCTGGGGGACTCGGTCCGGGCCACCGCCTGGGGTGCTCGCGCTGTGTTCAGAAACTCGACGGCCATCTAGACTCCCTCAGCGATTGAACGGGACGATCATCGGTGCGGATCCGACGATCGCGGTCTTCTGCATGGTGAGACGCATGAAGGCCCGCGACAGCGCATCTGCCTGATCCTTGAACTCGCCGTTGGGGAACAAGCATAGCTCATTCACGAGAGAATCGTTCCAGCCCGCCCGCAGGAGGTAGAGGTTCCCCGCTTCGCACTGGGCCTGCGCCGGCCGGATCCGCTGCTCCTTCGATCCCGACTCTGGGCTCGAGTACGCGTCGTAGCCCGCGAGGCTGTCGATGAAGGCGGATCGCTGGAATTTCCCTGCCTGGCCGGGGTCTTGGGGGATGTCGACCATGACTTCGTGCCCATCCGCCTCGGTCGTGCGGATCAGCGCCTGCTCCACCTCGAACGGCGAGAGCCGCTCCCGCAGCACGTCGAGGATCACGAACCCGCCCTTGAACCGCCCGAGCTTCAGCCCCACCGTGTACGGGCTCTTCTTCCGCTCGCTGCCTGCGAAGTCCCAGCCGCGCACGATCTCACCGCACTCCGGCGCGATGTCCAGGAACCGGAAGTCGGAGCGCTGGAACGCGCCACCGCCGCGCGGCGCCGGCCGCTGCTGCAGCTGACCAGCCTCGGCGTACGATCCGCCCCAGCTCCGGAACGCGTTCTTCAGCTCCTCGACCGACTCGTACGTGAACCGCTCGGGCCAGAGCAGCTCCCCGTCTTCGCTCCGCCGATCCTGGCACCACACGGTCTTGAACTCGCCGGCCCAGTCCTCGGGCGCGCGGGTCCGATCGTCACCTTCGGGGAGATCGCGCCGCTCCTCCAGCTCCTCCTCCGTCAGCCACTCCGGCAGCGCCATCCCCTCCGTGATGAACCGGACGCGCCGCTCGGGGGGAGAGTCCTTCCGCGGGACGACGGAGAAGCTCCGGGTCGCCTTCTCGAACTCCATCGGCAGGCAGAGGTGCTCGTAGTCCAGCTCCTTGCTCAGGATCAGACCACTCACGTCCCGCTCGTGAATCCGCTGCATGATCACGACGATCGCGGACTTCGAAGGCTGGTTCAGACGCGTGGGGAGCGTTTCGGAGAACCACCGGAGCGCGTCTTCCCGGACCACCTCGGACTCCAGATCCCGGACAGCATGAGGATCATCAAGGATGATGCGATCACCACGATGGCCAGTAAGTCCACTGCCAGTAGAACTAGCTTGTCGCCAACCCGTCTGGTCGTTCTCGTAGCGGATCTTCGCATTCTGATCGCCCTTGAACTGCCAGACGTCGCCCCAGTTCTCCTGGTACCACTCCGAGAGCGCGAGGTCGCGTGAACGGATGTGGTCGCGAATCGGCAGCCCTTGGTCGTACGCGCAGGTGATGTACCGATAGGTGGGCAGTCTAGCAGGCCCCCACTCGTACATCGGCCAGAACACCGAAGACGACATCGACTTCGTGCAGCCAGGCGGGACGTTGATCAGCAGCCGCCGGATCTCGCCGTCAGTCACCGCTTGCAGATGCTCGCAGATGGCCTCGACCGCCCAGCCGTAGACGAACTCCGCCCCGGGTTCGAGCGCGTGCCACCCCGCCTTCATGAACTCGAGCAGGGAATCCGCCGCCTGGGCTTTCGCCAGCTCGCGCTGGGTCTGCTCCGGGTCGCGCAGGAACGGAAGCAGGAGTTCTAGACTGTCCATCAGGGGAGCACCTTGGGCAGGACCGAAACGCTCAGGAAGGCGAGAGCGTCGGCTTCGGGAACGGCGCCCTTCGGGTCGGAGCATATCACGTAGTCGAACCGCCGACCGCCCAGGGCGGAACCCCATGAGGCGTAGTGGATCGAGCCGCCCTCGTCGTTGTGGAGGGTCATGTAGTCTCGGCGCGCGCCCGTGATCCGCTGCGCGCGCTTGAGGTAGCGCTTCGCCAGCTCCATGGTGCTGGTGAGGACGAAAACGCGGGCCGCTTCGGAGACGTCGCCCCAGATGTGGGCTGGAAAGTCCGCGGAGCACCACTCGGCGCGATCGGGATCGTGGATCGCGTAGAGGGAGCTGTTGCAGTGGACCGTGACGGAAGGGTCGAATTGAAAGGCGGTATCTGCGTAGGACATCAGGACTGATCCCAGTGGTTGGGGGGCTTCACGACGGTGCGGACCCAGGCTTCGGACTTTCCGATTCGCTTTGCGATCGCGCGGGGGTGGAGTCCCTGCTCGAAGAGCCGTTTGGCACGGCGCGCTTTGCGCTGGGCGGAAGCTCGAGGTGGCTTCTCGATGTCGAAGGGGACGTTGGTGACAGGGCCAGCGGTGGACTGGCTCTTCTGCACGACGTTCGTCGCGAGGGAATCGAGGTCCGGGCAGAGCGGGTCGTCTACGATGATTACGGTGGGGGAATTCATGGTGTTAGTTGGGCGCCTCGGGTTTCAAAATTTTTTGTGGGAAATTTGGCGATTCGGTTTTTGATTTTTGCTTATCGATTGCCAGGTCGCAAATGAGCAATATGGATGCAATTTGCCAGCAATTTGCGCATTGCCTGCTTCTTCGTTGCACATGAGTTGCGCATTCTGCACATGCCTTGCCTCCTACTTGCACATTGCTTGCTCATAAGCTGCTCATTTTGCGTATGACTTGCATATCAAACTCACATTTGTGATGCATACATGCACATGAGTTGCTCATTTTGCCTATAAGCTGCCCCCATACTGCGCACCCCTTGCACATGAGTTGCTCATTTTGCACATGACATGCACACCATCTGCCCCCTTCTGCCTATAAGCTGCCCCTCCCCTGCATCCGAGTTGCTCATTTTGCCTGTCCCATGCACCCCCCTTGCACACGGGGTGCCTGTGGGCTGCGCATTCTGCACATGGGGTGCCTGCTGGATGCCCCCCTTCTGCACACCCCCTTCCTAAGATGCCCCCTTCCTGCACACCCCCTTCCTGTGGGCTGCGCTCGAGTTGCGCATTCTGCCGGTCCGCTGCCGGGAAGGTTCTGGCATTTGCTAGCAGGTGCGTGTTAGTTGCCGGTCCGCTTCTAGAACCTTCTCGCAGCGAGTGCGCAACTCGATCCGCCGCTGCACATTTCTTGCTAGCAGGTTCCGGCATCTGCGCATGCCAACTTTCGCGGCGGCACCCCGCTAGCGCCCCGATAGCACCCCGTGCGCAACTGCAAGGGGCCGGCAACCGATGCGCACCTGCTAGCACCTGCACGCTAGTTGCCTTCGCTCGAGACTTGCACATCGACTGCGCTCGAGATTCCTTCGTTTTGCAGGTCCTCTTCCGTAGGCACCAGACCGGCAAGCTCTGAGAGGACGATGCGCAACGCTCGCCGCCCTTCGGGGGAAAGCTTCTGCACGAGAGTTGCGTCTAGCGCGCCGACTCCCTGCTGCTTCTCTGCCGGCAGGTCGCCGATCACCCGATCGGCACGATCTATGACTTTCGCCAGCAACCCATCGGCATATTGCGTGACTGTCCCCACGGGTTCGCCATCCCGGTTGAACCGATCAACTTGCACGCCTTCTACCGCTCGGCGGGTGGCTTCCCGCACCAAAGAATCACGATACCTGCACACTGCCTCCCGGACTGCTGCCGCGAATTCTGGCACCCTTGCCTGGTAGGTGCGTGCGACTTGCGTGCTGCACCCCGCGACATCGGCAGCGCGTGCGAGTCCGCCATGCGTTTCGACTTCCCGCAGGTACACCGCGCGAGCAGGCGCCGGGAATGTGACCGGCATGTAACCCGCAGACGTGTCGCGGGCCCGCTCAATGACTTCTAAGGCCTCGATGGCCCGCTCCCGCTCCCGCTCCGATTTTACGATTTCATCCTCGCTCATGGCCCCTCACATAGCCCAGCGGGCACGATAGGACCACCCCTAAAAGCATGGGTAAAGATTTTCTCTGGTGCTGGTAATAGTTCACGTAAGTACCTGTTTTTATTATACTTTACTAGTAACACTAGTAACACTAGTAAATATACATATTAGACACGCATCGCCCCATCACCCCTGCGCAGCGCACCCGCGTTTTTCCCCCACGCAACTCGCGCCCCCTACCGGTGCTGGTGTACCACACGCAACTTCGATCCTAACTCCGCGTCCCATAAGCGAAAATCGACGCACCGGTGTCTAAAAATTGCCAGTGCTTCCCGGTGCAGAAATTGCCCCCACGGGTACACTTTCGCCCCCTTATCGCCCAAAATGCGCAACTCGAGCGCAAATCGCGTTTTTTGTCCGCCACCCCCTCAAGCTTTCGCGCCACCCACCGATAGATCAGTCACGGCCCACCGAACGGGCCGCAGGAGCAAACCAGAATGAGCGAAACCATGGTCCAACTCGTAACCGTCGACCCCACCGAACGCGTGGAGCGCGTCGTGCCCCTCGGGTTCGCCTATGCGCAACTCGGGTGCGGATACCAGCGGGTGACGATTTCCGACCCCGAGACCGGCATCGTCATGCAGCAGGAAAGCAACTCATGAGCAAGCGAATCCCGAACAACGCCCGCAGCCGAGTTGCCGCTTGGCTGCACGAAAACGAGCCCGTCCGCAATTTGCGCATCGAATGCGTCGAACATGCCACCCGCAGGGAAATCCCTGTTGCGGACGCGATGCGTGCTCTCGAACAGGCAAATCTCGCGCGCTTTATCCCGGGGGTGGGATGGGTGTCGAATTTCGTCACCGGCGACAAGTGCGCAGAACTCGCGCAACACGAGCGCAGCGGGAAGGGGTGGTTCGTCCGCTCGGAGCGCAAGCGCAAGGCACCGGCAACTCTCGAGCATCCCGACCGATGCGCAGATCCTGCGCAGGTGACGTGCAACTCGTGTGAGTCTTCGTGGTGCGAGCGCTGCGATCCGGCGCCCGGTCCGCTCTGCCACGTCTGCCACGGTCGCGGATACTCGACTGCGCAACTCTAGCGCAACAAACAAAAATCGCGTTCGGCAGCGAAAAACCTCTAAGGTTATTCGGGGCCCGACCGATAGGTATATCATAAGGGGCAGCAAACCAGCCCCCAGGAGCAAACCAAAATGAAGCTTGTTTTCGCCGCCCTCGCCCTCGGATTTTTCGCCCTCGCCATGCAGGTCGATATCCCCGACGCCTCGAACCACACCGGCAACGTTCACGCGAACGCGCAGCTTGCTGGCAACTAACTCGCGCCACGCGCGCCAGCCGATCGCCTCGCACCCTCACGGGTCGCGAGGTTTTCGCGGTAGAAACTAACGGAGCAAACCTAATGCGATACCAACGCGAATTTACGTGGGGCACGGACGAAAGCACGGGCGAGGACGGATGGCTGCCCGCGTGGCTCGACGGCGTCGAGGACCCCTATGCGTTTATCGGGGACGGAGTTGCGCACGACGCGCTAGAGCACGAGGCGCACGAATCCGACGGAGACCTCGAAAACGAGACCCGCGCGCTAGGTGCCGTCTATTTCGTCCGCGGCGAATCGGGATGGTTCGATGCGCAGCGAAGTGGCAACCCCGACGTAGGTGAAAATCTCGCCTCGGATTTCATCGAACTATATCGAGCTTTTGCCTATGCGGGAGACTCGATCGGGGACGCGTGGCCGCTCGGGTCCGACCCGGACGCGCATGCGATGGCCGCGACGTTTCGCGATATCGTGCGCAACGGGATCCGGCAGGCGATCGACGAGCATTCGACCGATTCGGATGAGCGGGACACCCTCGCAAGCTTCGCGCGTGGCCGCGAGTGGTTCGTGCAACTCATGTGCGAGGGATACGCAGCCGCGCATGAGCGCTTCAACGGCAACTCCAGTGCAGCGCGTGAGCTGTTCGAGCGCATCTCGTCTGCTAGCAGCGATGCCGCAAGCCATGCGCAGGACCACGGATACGCTCGTTTCCTAGTTGACATCGACACGGAAGCCGGCAAGTTTAGTGCAACGTGCGAGGTTTTCGAAAATCCCACGTACGGCGACGATATGCGCTAAAGCTGCACATCGGTCAGGAGAGCGCAGTCCGTAGGCAACTACAGGCTGCGCTTTTTTGTTTGTCCGTTTCGAATTTTGCTATCAAGTTGCACAATCTCGAGTCAGCAGCCGGTGCGCAGTTTGAAAAATGCACTCAAGCTGCACATGCGCAACTCGCAAGCAACTATCAAAACTGCGAATTTTGCACTCAAGCTGCGCATCGGCAACTCATGTGCATCTCTCGAGCTTTCGAATTTTGCACTCAAGTTGCGCATCGCCCAACCGGCAACTCAGGTGCAATGTTCAGAATGCACTCAAGTTGCGCCTGGGCTGCACACGAACCATCACCTGAGTTGCACTCGAGACTCACGCCCGTAAATGGCCCGTATCGCGATTTTTCGAGGGTACCCGTCGGATCATACCGGCGACCGTTGGCACGATTCTCCGGCGATCCTGCGGCGCCTAACGCCACATGCGCAACTAGCATGTAACTAATAAAATAACGAAAAAACATCAAAAACCCCTAAAGTTATGGGGGCACTAACCGATAGGGTAGTATGACTAAAAAACGGTTTTCCGATATATGCGCGGCGGCTGGCGTTCGATGGTCGCACAATCCCGATCTAGATACGATCGACGTGGACCCGCCTAGCGGATACGTGATAGCGGACACGGGCCTACACTATCTGTCGCACTTCATGCGAGGCTGGACGCGCGCGGAAGCTTACCAGCACATCGCCGCCGACCTAGCCGGTGGAATCGAAAAGTGCGAGCAGGCGGAATGCGACTACTGCGAAAAAAGCTAGTTGCCTGTCTTTTGCTATTCAGGTTTCGGACTACTCACCGATAAGAGATACATAATGCAGAAACTCGAATCCCTTCTAATCGCGCTGCGCGAGTCGTCGCCCACGGGCCGCATCGCGGCGACCGTTTCGCCCGAAGTCGATCGGGTGACCTATCACGCGCTCACGGTATGCGAGCATTGCGGCGGAGAAATCGCCGTCGGTGACGGTTTCGCATGGCAGGAGTGGGGGTGGTACCGGGGAGACTATCGCCGCGCGGAAGCGTACGCGGACGCTACCCGATACGCGCATCATGCGCAGGAAATGTGCAAGCGATTTTCTTTCGAATAGCGCGAAAAAACTCTCAAGCGCGGGCGCCGCGCGCCGATAAGTAGATCATAACAACGGGAGCAAACCCAATGATTTTCGAGTCCGTTCTGTTCTTTTCCTACACTGTCGCCATTTGCATGGGACTTGCCGCTCTTCGATAGAGCGCACCTAACACGCAACAAAGGAGCAAACCAATGGATATTCTGAACGTCCCGAAGGGGAAAATCCCGAAGCTTGACGCGCTCACGAGCGCGCGAGAGTACCGCATCCAGAGTGCAACTAGCGTGCGCATTTCGTCCTACTGGGATGGCGGATCGAAGGATTCGTATTGCGCATACAATGCACACGGGGTGCCGGTCGATCTGCCGGCCCATGGCGGCGCGCCGCAATTCGGCGGCAACTCGGCCGATGTGCAACTCGACAGCAACGGGATCGCATATCTCGTGAATCACTCGATTTTCCGCGGAAAGCACATGCCGCCTACCGTCTACTTGCCGGTTGCTGAATTCGAGCGATTCAAAGCGGAACTTGCCGCCGAGTTGCCGCAGGTAACTGAGATGCAGCTTCACGCGCTCGCAATTACTGCGCAACTCAAGAGCAGCGCTCGCCTCGATGAGTGGACGCGCAAGTATGCGGCAGAAGACTGGGAAGCAACTCGCGCGCAGCTTCGCGATATGAAGCTCTTGCGCAAGAACAACGCAATCACGCCCGAGGGTCGAAACCTCGCGCGAGACGCGCGCATTTAACGCGCAGCACGATACTTACCGGCAAGTTGCCGGGTCCCTGCCGGGGTATGGTTTGCTCCCCCCGGTGGGGATTTTTTCGTTCGGCGACCGGCAACTAATGTGCAAGTCTCGAGCTTCCACTTTTGCCTATAGATTGCGCTCAAGTGTGCCGACCGTTCTGCCGATGTACACAGTACACCGCCCCTGCGCGTGAACAAGCAACTCTCGAGCAACTCATGCGCAACGCTCTGTGCGCCCCTCTAAGCGCCGATTTTTCGGCCGGTACCCTAATACCGGGGGAGGGCCGATCGTTTGTTAGGCGGGATCCTGCGGCGCCGTTTTCGTCTGGCGCCCATAGCGCGCGCTAGAAAAATAACGAAAAAACATCGGTAACCCGCTAAAGTATTCCGGCGACCCACCGATAAGAGACTCATAACGCGGGCCGATCCCGCCGGAGCAAACCGCCATGACGGCCCGAGAATACATCGACGCAATCACCCGCGAGGAAAACCGGGGCGCAGAGCATGCGCAGAACGGACTTGCGTGCTGCCCGCCTACGATCGACGTGAACGGCTACGACCAGGCAAGTTACTCGCAATGGATGTGCATCCGATCCGCATACTATCGCGGATTTGGGACGAGCGTGCGAGAGCAGGAAGGCGGCAACTAATGCGCGGCATACCGGCAGTCAAGGCGTGGCGCGTGCGCACCAATAATTCCGTCTACAGTGTGCTCGCACCGACACGCAAGTTAGCGGTAATGAATCTGCGGGCGGAGGGTATCTACGATGCAATTCGCAGCGTGGGGGTTCGCCGGAACGTCAAGCGCAGCCAGCATGCAACTGTGTGCGAGCTGAACGAAGATTAGGGGCAACTAATGGGCAACTTGAAGCTGCACACAAAACACATCGACGAGTTGCGCACGATCTGCGCAGGCAAGCATGCGGCAAATATGCGGCAACGCTGGGATATCATTTGGGCGCAGCCGAGAGAATGGCGCAACGCATTTTTCGAGCAAGTCTACCGATACGCAAATGACACGCACGTAGACAGCGCTTTGCGCGCAGTCGTCAAACCGCACCCTAACTGCGCATGCACTGCCGATCAGAAGCCTGCGCCCGGAGTGCTCTGGAGTTGCACATGCCGGTAAACCTTGACCTATCTGCCGAAGAGTTGCGTGTGATTGTCCGCGCACTCGATGCGCGAGAGTTGCCGCTTCGTGAGCGTGCGCATGCGATGCATGTTGCCGGTGATCTGCCGGCGCGTGACGCGATCGACGCCGAGCTGGAAGTTGCACTCGAGCTGCTCAAGAAACTCGCACCCCACGCGGCCCCGATGCCCACGCGGCCCGAGACGCAGAACGGCGGCAACTAGGCCCACGCGGCCGAATGACCCTCAAGCGGCCCACGCGGCCCCGAAACGGAGCAAACTAGCATGACCCGAGCGGCCCTCTCCCGCGAAATCCGAGCCAAGTGGCCGACCATCGTCGCGGAGTCCGGAACCGATATCCTGCGATCCCTCGCGGCCCTTCCGAAGGGTACGCTGCGGATTCTCGGATCCTCGCAAAAGACGGAAGCGGGCGAGGATCTGAAAATCCTCACGGGGGTTGCCTATCTGGCGCCGGCCGACGCCTCCGGGCGCAACGTGTGCGCGAATTCGACAGCCGCATGCCGCGGGGGATGCCTCGGGGACCACTCCGGGAAAATGCCCACGCCGACCGTCCGCGCGTCGATGCAATGGAAAACCGCCCTCCGATTCGGGTGCCCCGAGTTGTTTTTCGCGCTCCTGCGCCTCGACATCGAAGCGCTTGAGGCTAAAGCGGCCCGCGAAGGGTACCAAGCGGCCGTCCGACTCGACGGTACCAGCGATCTAGGCGACGCCGAGCGGCTGGCGCCGGAGTACCCCCGGGTGCGTTTCTACGAGTACACCAAGAGCGCGGCCCGCGCGGCCCGCTGGAACGGGCGTGCGCCTAACTTGCACGCGACGCTGTCCTTCTCCGGCGAGAATCTCGTCGAGTGCCTCACGCACTTGCAGAACGGCGGCAACGTCGCGGTTCCCTTCGACTACCGCAAGGGTGCCTATCCCGAGGGTGCGACGTGGCATGGCTTCCCGCTGGCGAACGGCGACGCGCACGACGCGCGCTATCTCGACGCCCCCGGACACGTAGCGGCCCTCTCTTGGAAGGGTCCGAACCGCACCCGCGACGCGGCCCGCGCTGATGGCTGGCTGCAGCAGGTAGATTAGGAGCAACTAATGGGCATTCGACGACGTCCTATCATCCGATGCGGCCCGGTGGACACCCCGCGGCCCCACCGCATGAAAATCACACTCAACCACATCCGATTCTACGACGAAATGAAGCTTCGAGCGGCCCACGCGGCCCTAGAGGCGAGCCCTGCCCGAGCGGCCCTTGTCGACCGATTCGAGCGCGATTTCCCGAGCTACCTCCGCGCCAAACGGCCCGCCCCGGGTGCGCCTACGGTATCGGTTCACCGCTTGATCCCGCGCGACCCGGTCCCGAAGGATGCGCACCTCCTGGGCAACTTGAAGCGGATGGTCGACGGCCGAATGAAGCGGAACGGCGAATCCCTCCGAGCGGCCCTTCTGCACTTTGCCTGCGGAACCGGTGCGGCCGGGCAGCGTGACTATGCAAAGCACGCGAAGCGCTGGCTCCGGCGTCTCAAGTAGGCACCCCGGGTGCAACTAGCCCACGCGGCCGAAAAAACCCTCAAGCGGCCACCCCATGCGGCCGATACGTGATACATAACAAACGGAGCAAACCATCATGGCCAAGCGGCCCATCGGTACAGTCGAAAGCAACGCGATTCGATTCGGAGTCGAAAACTTCGCCAACATCCCGGCGGACATCCTCGAAATCCCGGTCTACGTCAACCCCCGGCTACAGACCACCCTCGGACGCGCCCATCACAACCGCCGCACCGGCGAGCGCTGGATCGAGATCAATCGGGCGGTTTTCGCCGACCCTGATCGAATGCGCCTCACTCTCGCGCATGAGATCGCCCACCACTGCGCAGGCCTCGCCGCGGGCCATGGCATGCTCTGGCAGGCCTACGCCCGGAGCCTCGGACACAGCGGCGAGCGAACGGTCACGGCCGAAGCGGCCGAGCGGATTGGCATCCGACGCACCACGCGGCCCCGGAAGGTGGTCGCAGTCTGCACGAAGTGCGGCGCCGAGGTCCGCCGCGCGAAGCGGCTCAACCGAAACGCAACCTACACGCACCCCGGGTGCGGTGGGGTCTTTCGGAAGGTCTGAAAAAACCTCTAAAGTCTGACACCCGAGCGGCCGATAGGCCACACATAACAAACGGGAGCAAACCATGACCGAACGAGAACGAGCAATCATCCGATGGGCGCTGCTGAATTTCAGCGGGATGGCCTTCGAGCGATTCGCTTTCGCGAACGAGGGCGATGTCAACCACTGGAAGGCCACGCAGGGGTCCGAGCTGCCGACCGAGGTCGAGGTGCTCAAACTGGCCGATTCGATGGAGGACCCGTCATGAGCAACTTCGACGCAATCGACCTTTTCGCGGGAGCCGGAGGCTTCAGCACCGGCGCGAACCTCGCGGGAGTCCGCACCCTCTGGGCCGCGAACCACTGGCCCGAAGCGGTGGAGTGTCACGCGGCCAACCACCCCCACACGGCCCACGCGTGCCAGGATCTCATGGAGGCAGATTGGACGCAGGTTCCGGCGGCCCGGATGCTGCTCGCCTCGCCCGCATGCCAGGGACACAGCCAGTGCGGCCAGCCCGCGCGCAAGGGGACCGGCGGCAACTCCCGCCCGGATGCCCACGCGGCCCGGGTGAAGTCGCAGCGCGACCGCAACACGGCCTGGGCGGTGCTCGCCGCGGCGGATACCGTGCGGCCCGAGTTCCTCGCGATCGAGAACGTCCCGGACTTCGCGCGCTGGGAAGCCTTCGACGCATGGCTGGGCGTCCTGCACGCCTACGGCTACCAGACCCGGGTGCAGACCCTCCGAGCGACCGACTACGGCGGCGCCCAGGAGCGCGACCGGTGCGTCATCACGGCCCGCCTGGGCCACGCGGCCCCCGAGCTGGCGCCGACCTGGGGCGGCCCGGCCGTGACCATCGGCGAGTGCCTGGAGGCCGACACGGCCCCCCACCACCGGTGGAAGCCGATCGACTCGAAGAGCGAGCGCATGCGGGTGCGCGTCGCGAAGGCCCAGCGCGAGGCCGGATCCCAGTGCCTCTGGGCGAACGTCTCGGAGTCCTCCGGGCGGCCCCTGGACGGCCATTTCCCGACGTCCACGACGAAGAGCATCGGCCAGTGGTACGTGATCGACGGCGACCGCATGCGGACCCTCAGCGCCCGCGAGCTGGCCCGGTCTATGTCCTTCCCGGATACCTACATCCTCCCCCGGCAGAAGGGCCTCGCCGGGAAGATGATCGGCAACGCGATCGACGTGCGCATGGCCCAGGGCATCGTCGAGCAGATTATTCTCGCCGCCTGAAAAAAAAAACCCTAAAGCCTGACACCTAACAGGCCGAAGAGATACTAACAAACCAAGAGGAGCATACGATGCGACTGGTATACGAAAAGACGGGAGCCGAGGTCAAGGTCGGCGACATTGTCGAGACGAGCCGCGGCCAGAAGGTCCGGGTGGACTTCTTCCGAGAGCCCCACAAGCCCGCGAGCAGCGGCAAGGTGGTGGTCAAGGGGGCGGACGGTTCGGCCCGCGAGTACTACGTCAGCGTGATCGGCGCCGAGTGGATCGAGCGCGAGGACCGCGGCGAGGGCCCGGACCAGCCCCGGATGCGCAACGGCAAGCCCCTCAAGACCCTCCCGGATGGTGCGCCCCGGCGCATGGCGGACGGAAAGAACGCGTGGCGGAAGATGACCGACGAGCAGCGGTTCGAGTTCCTTCGCTGGATCACTCACGGCGACGACGCCCCGGTGACCGACGCGGCCCACGAGATCATGGGACACGCCGTCCCGAAGCGAGGTGCATGATGCGAGCCGCAGACCAGACCCGAATCCGAGACCGCATGCACGCGGCCGGTCGAGAAGCCTTCAACGCTGGACGCCCGTGCGTCCCCGGACTCGACGCCCTCTGGGCCCGAGAGATCGCGGGGCTCCCGACCCGACACGGCTGGGCCGAGATGACCGCCCGATGGTGGCGCTTCGGGTGGAACCGAGCGGCCGATGCGGCCTACCGAGCGCAGCCCGAGCGGCTCTACGGCCGGGAGGTGGCCTGATGGACCCGATCGTCCAGAACATGATTGACGAGGCCCTCGCAGGCGGCCCGATCAACATCAACTCTCGAGCTACCGACCCG